AGCTTCCGTTTATTTGTGGAATCACCGAGTTAAATAACCTGGCCATTGCTTGATTCAAATTTTCATCACGATCCGTAGTGGCTGAAGCCTGTTCAACTAAAATATTTTTTAATTTTATCATTTTATTGTCCTATATAATATAAATATCAATTCCATGTAATTTTCTTGAAAAAGATCAAATCAATTACCCGGTATCCTGCATCATCTGTTAGAATAAAAGAATTTTGATATTTGGTCCAATCCAATCGATATGTTTTGTCTAATACGCCGTTATTAACAACTCGAATAACTTCATTAAGTGCATTGACCGTATATAAAGTATTGGTTTCTTTTTTGCGGTGAATGCTAATTGTATTCTGTCCCCGTTGTGTTCCAGCATCTGCATTGTATGTGCAATACAAATTGTCTGCGGCTTCTGCGTTAGCAAATACAAAGATTCTGTGTTCTGGTATGGTATAGCTTTGTTGTATGTAATCTGATACTATGTTTAAATCTGACTTATGTGCAAATGTGCAAAGTAATTGTGTTTTCATTCTTCATCAATCCTGCGGTTTTTTGTTACTTTAGTGTTTAATTGGCTACCTAATACAAATAATTTATTTTGGTGAAAATTTGCGATTGCTGGCGATAATCGATCATTTCGGCACATCAAGAGTGGTAATAATTCTGCAGATGATTCCAAAAATAAAGTTTTGTTAGATTTGATAATCATACCCCACCAACCTACAGATTCAATTTTATGTGTAACCATTTTATCTACAATATTACAAAATGCATGAATCATAGTATCTAAATTATCATCCAAATGATAGAATGATTGTAATTTTTTGCTTATGTTTTGTAACATTGGAATATCTGAGTCGTCGCCTAATTTAATAATACGACGAATATCTGTTTCGGTTTTTTCTGTATCTAAAAAAACCAAAACCGAATTAATTTGTTCTCGACCTTTTGATTTGCTAATATCTTGACCAGTTAATAGTTTTGCCATTTCTAAAAAACTATTCAACAATTGTACGCCTTCGGTTGGTAATGAACCAAAATCAAATGTAGTTTTTTCATAGTTTTTAAGAGATACTGTATCGGTACCTACTTCGATGTCAGCTTCAATACCAGTATTGCCAGCAACTGCACCTTTTACCTGGCCACCGTATGCAATTGCAAACCAAAGTTCTGAAAAATCTCCGTTTGGAATTTTAATTGTGCTTTCAATAATGTTATATAATTCGCCATATATGCCACGAATAGGAACCGCGCCGGTGGCTAAACGCATTTGGGGTGGACTTGTAATGAGTTGTATGAGCTGAGCTGACTCTGGATGATTCATAATCTCATTATACATTCCTTTTAAACCAATGAATTGTTGTTTGTCTACTGCAAAATTTTGTATGATATATTGTTCAAAAGAAGCTGCATCAGTAATCTGTGTTTGTTCTGTAATTACGTCTTCATGTAATCCTTGAGCTCGATTAACAACACGTTGCGCTTCAAGTGGTGAAAGGTCTGTCATTTCTAAAATGATATCATACAACATCTTGTAATCTCGAGATTGCGTTGGATATCCTTTTGGTAATCTATAACTCCATTCTGTTAATATTGAATCTATAGTCATAATGAGATAGTTTTCATTTTTATTATAAATATAATGTACTTTATTTACTTATTTTTTTACAATTATCAAAATGCCATCTATACATATTTGCTGTATTTTTGCTAGATTTTTTACAATGTGGACATATAACATGTTTTTTAAATAGCCAAGCATTTGACATATTTAATTTTTCTAGTTCTGATTTAGGTCTTTTATTTTTATTTCGTATTTTTTCTATAGATTCTGCAGAATGAGTCCATGTACCTTTTCGATTTCTTAAAACTTCCTTATGTTGTTCAGATATAATTTTTCCAGAATGTATAATTTTATTACGTAATGCTACATCTGGTCTAGGCCCTTTTGGTTTTCCTTTTTGCGTTAAACTGCGTTTAATATTAGATTCTATAGAATTTTTTCCAGATTTAGATTCTGATGTAGTTAATCTACAATTTAATCCATTTGGTCCTAAAACATTATATAAATCTTGATAATATCGTTCTCGATTATTTAATTGATTAATATCACATTCTTCTAAAATAATAAATTGATGCTGATCTATACCATATTTATCAATTGATTTTTTTAATCTTGTTTGAAATTTAAAATTATTATTTCGTTTATATGAAGTCCATCGTTTTTCAATATTAATTGACTGTCCTATATAAATTTTATTAGATGGCGATATGATTTTATAAATTCCGATCATTTTTTTATCTCTTGAATATTATGGTATGTAATACCATATTTCATTTTTATAGGAAATCCACCTTTTTCTAATAAATATTGCAATTTTGGTATAATTTGTATTTCTGATAATTCCAAATCTATCAAAATACTGTCATATGTATATAACACTATGCAACTTTCTGTATCTTGTAACAACGCTTGTATTTGTTGCAATTTGCGTACGGATACTTCGGTTTCAATGGCCTGTAAATAGTAGTTAAACAATTTAAATGCTGTCATGTTTTGCACTGCATCTTTGCATATACTACGTTTTGTTATGGGCGTATAAATGCATCCGTTGCGTTTCCATTTATCCCATAATGCATACACAAAATCATTTACTTTGCGAAAAAATGGTATTGATAAAAATTCAGAATCAATGCCACCATATAACAAACGAAACGTTATGGCTTTGCTTTCTGCCCGTTGTTCTTCTGTTAATGTATCCGTATCGAAATAAAATCTACCTAAATAATCATGTATAGAAGATGCGGGCAATTCATATCCAATAGCCGTTGCAATCAATCTAACATGATATGAATCAAAGTCCATTTCAACCAAAGCACCTCGTTCAAATCGACTACAAAATGCTGCTCGAGTACCATCTTCTTTGTTCATTGCAGCAAAATTGAATCCACCAAATGCATTACTAGGTCGACCCGTTACGGTATGATAATTATATTGCGAATATACTCGTTGATTGTGAATCAATTCTGGCATACGAAAATCGTCGGTAACTGCTAACCCTGCAGATTCAATACGTGCAAATACTTGCGGATAGGTTGCGTTAAACTGCAAATATGATTCCGTTAATTCTGCATTAACACACATTGGCCAAGCATAATGACGAATCTTTTGACACATTGCTAAATGTTGCTACAATGGAATGATACTATTAACTGCTGGCAAATTTGTGTGTCGTCGCCAATAAAAACGATGTGCTGCCGTTGGATAATGCGATTCATCGTATGCTTCTGAATATGTATACCACCACAATGTCTTAACATCCCATACAGACCCATTTCCTCCCGTTTGTAACCATTGCTTCTTGTCATGAACAAAGATATTCTCTAATGCCAAAAACTCCGGGACAAGTTCGTTAAAGCCCCTTAGTTGTTCGGAATGACGTAATGGAATTATTCGTTCTATGTCATCTTCAGTATAAACATATACAGCACATAATGCGTTTACTGCAACATGTTTTGTGGGACTACAAAATACAGGAACTAGCAAAGTTTTGCGACCTTGAACGAACTTCAATGCGGCGCGTGCATCTTCTATAGTATCCACAATCATATATGAATAATAAGAAAAAAATCTTAAGAATCCAAGCCGTTGATGTCTACTGGAACTAAATAATCAGTATCTGAATAAAACTCAATTAAATTATTTAATTTTGTTGCAAGTTCTGGAATTTGTTGATTTGCTACTGATAATTGCTTTTGATTTTTTGAATATACTCCTACAATTTTTATTTGTTTTTCGTACGTGTCTTCAATTGGACCAGAAATAAACCATAACATTTCAACACCATTGTATAAATTTCTATCAATGTCATTTGATTTCCATAAATTAAATTGTTTAGAATCAACTTCTAAAATAAGATTTTCGTTGTATTTTTTTAAAAAATATCTACGAAAGAATCCTAATTTATAATCATTTGTTGTAGGCGATATAACCGTAATTTCCGGAGTTTGATATGTAACTTGAACATTGGGTTTTAATGTTCTATATATAATGTTTGTACTGTTGGCATCTTCTGATGAAATATATGGTATTAATCTAATAGAAAGTTTGGGATCATATGATGATTCAGAATATACTTCTCCAGTTGTATATGTATGATATTGTCCAATATATTCAATTGACTGCTCTGTCATCCATTCAGAACCAGTTGTAAACAAATTGATTGATATTTCATCAGCTGGATAATATGTTTTAAATCTACTCATAATTATGGAATACTAGGTCTCATTATACATTTAACGTTAGTGGTCCATTGACCATCTGAAGATACCGTATGAGATACTCCTATAATGCTAAATACCGTATTTATGCGATATTTTTTTGGTAATGCCTCAAATGTTAAAACATCGCCATATCGAAAACCGTTAATTCCATCAATCGTAAATTCTACAGTAAATGGAAAAATTGGTGCTGTTATTTGTTGCGATTTTGATATTGATGGGGTTGGTATTTTAATATAATCAGCCAAAGCTTTGTACAATTTTGTTATGTTTTCTTTTTGATTTGGCCATGACCCATTATCAAGTTTTACATTAATTAAATTAGCTATAATTTCATAATGTCGAGTTTGATATAATTTAATTCCTGCATTTACAGCTGCAGCATCATTTGAATTATACATATAATTAATATATGGTGCAATCTGATTGGTACTAATTTTGTCGCCTGAATTTAAAACATATGATAAGTTTTTTACATTATCTGGTAGTTGAGCTTGAAATCTAAAATTTCGAACTACAGATCCAAATTTATGATTTGAAAACATTGGTATCGAATATGGTTCTACTTTTGTTGGTGCTTTTGAATTTGAATTTTTATCAATTATTTGTTGTGATTTTAAGTAATTTGTATCGATAAAAATTAATATTGTAGGATCTGCTTTTGTAGATACAAGTTTTAAATTAATTGCATCGCCTGTTGCATAAGATATATAACTAGAAATAGATGATAAAAATTTAGATACTGTATATGTTTTTCTATTTGAATTGCTTAATGTAGATGTAATTGTTTGTATTTCTTTTAAATTAATAAAAATTCTAGATGTAAATATAACTTTATCGTCAGTTGATGTACTAGCATCATTTAAAGTACCATGAACTCCTGGCCATTCTGCATTTTTTGCACCTGTATTTTTTGTGGCTTGGACGATATCTTGAAAATATCCTAAGTTGCCGTGCCAATTCATATCATTTTTTTGAGTTGGATTGGATGGTAATAATATAACTTCATTAGGTACGCATGAAGTAAGCTCTGGATAATAATTACTAAAACATTGAGTATCATTATGTACAATAGCCTTAAAAGTTTGATTAGTTCCCGTAGAATATTTGTCTATGGCAGTTTGATTTATAAACTCTAGCAATGCACCCAATGTAATATATCGTTCATATGATGCTGGCTGCGATTTTAATTGTATCCGATCAGGAGGAGTATATGGTGCTTTTAGGTTTGGTATTGTTAAATATTGTTCATATGTATTGTATAACGGGCCTGCTAAAATAAATTGATCTGTTGCTGCTGCGTTTGGGTTATTTGTTGTTGTAAATTTTGTTAAAATTTTTACTTCTTCTGGTTTAGCTTGGATGTTATTTTGTTTTATATATTGAGTTATTAATTCATCAACTCTATCATATAATGTTTTGTAAAATTCATCACTACCGGTTGTTACCGTAGTGATAGTTTTACCCGTTGCCGGATCCTTTACGGAAGTTGTTGTTGCATTTTGTCCAAAATTTGGATCAACCGGAGTTGTATTTTTTGTTTCGTTGGTTTTACTGCCAGCACCTGGTAAATACATTGATATATCAGCATATACATTGCTAGTACCAGTTACAGATAAATTTGCTTCAACTGAAACATCTTCTCCATATGAAAAATCAAATGATGTAATTAAACCTTCAAATGTAAATACATTCATTCTCCGGATATTTTGTTTTAAATTTTGTAATTTTTGACCAATATCTGGATATAATTCTTTTAATTTTTCTTCATTTGGCAAAACGTCTTCAGACAATAATAATTCTCGACCTTGTGCATCTTTTGAAACAATTGATGAATTTGGATATGCAATTTCAATTTGAATAAATCTTCCTGGACGAAACCATGTATTTTCTACTGCATCTAAATCTTGAGATGGGTTTGGCACTGAAAATTGTACTGTAGCTTTATTTAACAATCCCATAGAATGATCGCCAATTTGAACATCTACGTTGGTTATATAAGGACCAATTCTTCTAGATCGATCTGTTGTTGTAATTGTTTTATCATATGCTTCTCCTATTTGCGGATTTAAATTAGCTTGTCGCGCTGCTGCTAAATCGTTTTCAGTTCCTGGATTTCCGTAGAAATCTACTCTAGATGAGGTTATAATTCTATTGGATAAAAATCCTTGATCGCCGCTGGGTAAATATTGTGAAGATCTAGGTATGTTTCCTCCAAGTACTCCGAATTGAGTTGAAGATATTGGTTTTGATGCAGATCCGGTACCTTCGTATGCAGTAATTTTTACATTAGCAATTTTGCCTAACATAAAATTTAATGCATTATTAGTTCTGTCAGCAAATCCAGATCGCCCGCGAGCGTTTAATTCGGTTTGTAAATTTATATCAACATTGTCATAAAATATATTCATCTGGTAACATTTATAGAATTAATTAATTGTTGTATATCGCTTTGAGATGGAATTCTTAAAATAACACCAGTACCTACCATCCAAGATCCTTTGCCAATATTGTTTGCAGCTGCTATAATATACCATAACGTAGAATCGTTATAATATGATAATGCAATTCTATCTAAACGATCGGGAGATGTTATTTGTATGTATACATCGTTTTTTGATATTGGTATTTTTGGTAGTATGGTTGTTGACAAATAACGTTTTGCATTATCATCAATTAATATTCGAGATGTTGTATATCTACTCATGGTTTATTCTCCAATTGGGGGGTCTGAATCTACATTTTGAGGCGAATATCCGCCAGGTGTATTTGGATCTCCGCCGATTGCAATTTTTTCTACTTCTGGAACATTTCCTTTAAAGTCACTTAACCAATTATTATTTCCTTGTTGAGGACGAGCTTGTTTATCAAATTCTTTAGCTAATGTGAAGAATCTTCCATTTTGTTCAGGTAAATAATCCATTACTAGATTAAATTGACAAGTAACTCCAATTTTTAAAGGAACTTGCATCATGTGCGGATCATCTTCTATGTTAATTTCCCATGGAGCATCTACTGCATATGTATATCCCAATGATGTTAATACTGCAGGTTGTTGTACAAATAAATCTCCAACCGTTAATCGCATCCATGGTGCTATCATTATATATGAACTAGCATCATATGTTGGAGCGGTATATCCGGCCAATGCATTTAGTTTTCTGTATATAGGTTTAACTTCATCTCGATCTGTTGCATATACATCAAAACTTATACTTAAATCTCGACTATATCCGGTATAATGATAATTAGGATCGGCTCGTCCAATCATATTAATTGGAGTCCAATTGGCTGAAAATGAATCGTCTAGATTTGTAATTGCTGCGCGAAATACAATTATATTATCTTTATCGGTTTTTGAATCAGGGTTTCCGTTAAATAACGAAGGACCAGTAAAATAAAATTTTATAAAATCTTGTGTAACTCCTAATTTATTTAATTGTTGCGTAAGCCACGAATCATCTTTAAAAAATTTTGGTTTCCAATCGTATGCAAAACGAAGAGGGCTTGATTTAAAATCTACAACATTAACTTTATCACCACGAAATGGAGTTGCTAATGATAAAGGATTTCTAGTTGCTAAAAACTCTTTATCTGTTGAACTCCATTTTGTTGCAACATGACTTGTTTGCGTAAAATCTGCTCGATATGCATATGGATTATCATGATCTCCCCAACCATATCCGGTAAGTCCCATTCCATCTAAATTAAATACGCTATATGCACCCGCAGGACTTATTGATGCTGCAAGATAGGCACCCGCTTTCCATGAACCATGTGTTAATGCACTAGTACCATCTAAACGACGTTTTGTTAAATAGGCTACTGTTTGATTTGGTGTATTAAAATAATTTTCTGTTTGTCCTAAGTCATCAGCAGCTTGTTTATTTGCATCATCCGCTGATTTTTGTTGACTAAAATTATTTCCTGGAAATGAAAATCTACTACGAAAGTCTGCTGCTTTTACTCCAGGAAATCTTTTTAATCGATTGAAAGGTAATGTAACATATGCTGCCGGCTTTACTCCGTCAGCTTGATCTAAAAATGAATTTCCAATTTGGGCTATTTGAGGTACTCCGGTAAACGATGCACCTATACTAATTCCAGTTCCGATTGCTTGATTAGTAGCAGTATTAGGTGTTATATTTGTATTGTTATTTAATCCAATTAACAATTTTGCATTTTGTATTAATTTAGTTTCAGTTGCTGATCCTGTTATATCAAATGTAGCTGATTTATTGATTAAACTTTTACCAGTTGAATCTTGTGTTGGATTAAATGCTGGATTATTAGTTATTTTTGATTCTTGCGTAGTTGCAATATCAAATGGCTGTGTTGTATTAAGTTGGTTTACTGTAGGATTTAATATTGTATTTTCTTGCGTAGTTGCAATATCGAATGGCTGATTTGGATTGATTTGCCCTAATGTTGGATTTGGATTTGGTGTATCTGTTTCTAATTCAAACGGAAAAAGTGATAGCGGCAAACTTGGTGTTGGTATTTGACCTATCGTAGGATTAGTAATTACAGTTTCAGTTTCAGTTAAAATATCAAATGGGGTAACAAATTGACCTAGTGCATAATCCGTAGGATTTTGAAATCCTAGTAATTGAATTGCTATTTTAAATTCTTGGTTTGTAGCAATATCAAATGGCTGATTTGAATTGACTTGTCCTAATGTTGGGTTAGTAATTACAGTTTCAGTTTCAGTTAAAATATTAAATGGTTGATTTGGATTGATTTGCCCTAATGTTGGGTTGTAAATTACAGTTTCAGTTTCAGTTAAAATATTATATGGTGTAACAAACTGCGATAATGCTGCTACGGTAGGATTGGTTAATATTATGTTGTTATTTGGCATCGTTATCCTTCATAATATGGACCATTTAATGTTGTTGCACCAAATACTGCTGATGTATTGTTGTTTATATTAGTTACGGTAGTTCCGGAGCCTTTACTGTTGATTGCTGCAACAATCATGCGTCCTACTTGCATCATTACTGCAGATAAATTGTCTCCGTTTGCTGTATTGTTGTTTGTATCATTTACGGTAGTTGGATTTTGTAATGATGGATCAGTACCAGCTAATATTGTATCCTGTGGATCTAAAACGAATGTTCCTGCTGGAGCTGAAATAATTGGAGCCGAACTGCCGGGTGGTATCATAACGTCCTGCTTTATTTCGGCATCAATAGCCTTCATATCATCAGATGTTGCAAGACTTGTGCTATCTAAACTTAAAGTTTCTGCTCCTTTCTTCCCCGTAGCGACTACTTCTGCAACTGCACCTCGTCCGACAAATGCAGGAGCTGCAGCTTCCAATGAAGCAAAATCAATTAATGCAGCTTGAAACTTTTCCATATTTTTATCATCTAATATGGCTTGTTTGTTTGCTTCAACTAATGCAGCTTGTTCTGTTGTTAACATAGCTTTCATTACAGCAGTTTGCTCAAATTGTAATACCAATTGTTGTTTTAAAATATCTTCTGTTCCGCGAGTATCAGTTGATTTTTTTAATTGTTTATATTGTTCATCTGATATTTCTCCTTGTTTTTTCATGTTTTCGACTGCATCTGAAAAGGCCGTGCCATCTAAATTCATTAAAACTTTGAGATTTGAATCAGATTCTAATAATTTTTTCTTTTGAAGAGCTTTACTTAATTGTGCTTCGTCGATTCCTAATAATTTGGACATTTGTTGACGAGCAAACAAATTGTTTTCTAAAGTATCGCCTTCTTGTTCTAAAATGGTGTTTAATGTATCAGCTTGTTTAGACATATCGCCCATCAATGTTGCTTGACGATACATGTTAGTCAAACTTTCGCCTGATTGTTGATCTACCAATCTGCGTCCAGATAATAATTGATATTCTAATTCATCGCCTATACTAGATTCAATGTTTAAAAGTTGTTCTCCAGCTCCAGCTAAATCATCTAAACTAAATCCTAATGCAGTTGCTTTTAATGTAGCAAGTTCTAAATTGCCTGGTAATTTTCCATATTGTAATTGAACTTCCGATCCTGCACTTGCAATACCTTCGATAACTTGTTGCATATAATCTACAGTATCAAATGCATCTTTATTTGCGCCAGCTACTGCATCGGCATTAGCTTTAAGTACGTTTTGAATTTCCTCTCCTAAATAAAGATATTTATCTGCATTTTCTCCCATTTTGGATGTATATAATGTAAATGCTTCAGCGGACTGTGCAGTTAATCCCATGTTTGTAGTTAGCATATCTTGAATACGTAACATTCCTTTATATTGACGATCATTTTCTTTACCATATTGCGTATACAATGGAAGCATCTTTTTAATATTAACTGCATACGTAGCCATTTGTTTGCTAGTTGCACCTAGGCCGTCTTGAAAACTAAGAATTGACTGTGCTAATTTAGCAGTTTGAGTACTCGTTAATCTAAACCCTTCTTGTAGATCTTTATTTCGCTTTTCTAATACTAATGTTGAATTATTTAATTTAGCGTATGCGCCAATCAAAGCTTCCTGTTTGCCAATATAATCATCAAATCCGCGATTTAACTGATTTACTTGTACAAATGCATCGGCCATTTGAGCGGCCATTTTGGCGTTTGCTGCTGAATATTTCCCGGTTGCTATTGCAGCATGTGCAGCGGTACCTAACATGTTACTTAAACTATCAATGAATCCGGGCATGATATAATCTTTTAATATAAATATCTAGATTTTAGGTTTTGGAAGATGTCGGAACTTTGCTAGTTTTTGTGCGCATTTTTCTTTTTTGTTCTTCGATAGCTTTAGTTTGATCTTCAATAATCTTGTTGACTTTGCTTATATAAAATCTTCGAAGAAATATTGGCATATTGTATACAGTATCCCAATCCCATCGCCCAGCACCGTGCCAAATTAAATTGAATAGATTTTCATGAAGTTTTATTCGATCAACTGGTTTAAAACCAAAAAAAGTCTGGTCCAACTCGAAATCGCGCAGTGAAGGTGCTCCCATCTTCACCTTCAAATTCATAATCATAATTTAAACCAGGTGCATTATCTGCATAAAATAAACGAAATTCTTTAGCATCTCGAGCAAGGAATTCGTATCGCAAAAAGTTTTCAATATCAGTTTCTTTGCGAGAACCATTTACTTCACATATCATGTTTTTCATTAAACCCGATACTGTAAATTCTTCGTCTTTAAATGTTGTTGTATATCTAAATTTTATGCTAGTAGTATCATTTACTTGGTATGTAAATTCTCCGGCATCATCAGATTCTAACGTAAATGGTTTATGACCAATTTTATTTAAATCAACAATGCGACTTAAATCTTTTTTAGATTCTGGATCTTGTACTGTTACGGGATATTCTGATCCGTATGATGCAATTCTAGAATAAACAATCAATGCATCTCGATCTTGCGGTGATAAATCTTTTGATTTGATAGGCGTTAATAAGATTGCATCAATAAGTTTATCAAACAAGATTCCAGATTGCAAATAACTCGAATTGGTTAAAATATCCTCATCATATGCAGTCATATAACGTATTTCTACTTTGCCTTCTCGCAACAAACTAGATTTAGGATAAATCAATCCTTTACTTGGTAGATTGATTACGATGCTAGGTAATTTGCTTTTTTGTTGATTTTCATATTGCTGACGAGCAATATTTACGATGTCTTGATTTGCTAAACGTGTTGTCACTTTACTCATTATTTCCTTTATAACTTAATTAAAGGGGGCTTTCGCCCCCGTGTTGTTTTTTTATTAGAAGTTCAAGAACGCATAATCATATCGGATAGTCAATTCAATTTCTTGAACTGCATCTGATGTCCAATCAAATGTTCCAAACGCTGCATCCGTGATGAATGCTCCACTTAATACCCATTCTTCAATAATCTCACCTAATGGTGAAAGTTGATGAAGTTTAATTTCTTTTTTATAAAATGTAGAATAACCATTACGTCCCGTTTTAGATTCATGATGCAAACGAACCCATTCCATTACTGATTGTGCTGCAGATGGAACAATTGCATCATACAATGTCATTGTAATGGTACTCCATTCTGATTTGCCTTTTACGTAACGTTTAACGTTAATCATGTCCAATGCAACTTCGCCGTTTGTAATAGTCGGTTTTCCAGATGCTTTAACTAGGTGCGATGGAATATCATCAACTACCAATATAAATTGATGTTGCCGTTTTGGTTCCCAATTATATGCCAAGTTAAATAAATCAGCACCTTCGTAATTGTCTAATTGTCCGTTTAAATAATCTCCTAATGCCATTTTTGGTCCTTTTATTTATTATAAATATCAGCAACATAAAAAAAGGTAGAACTAAAGTCCTACCTTTCTAAATTTTTATTTAACGATTATGCTCCTCCCGGGAAAGCTGCACCTGTTGCTTGAATATTAAAATCCAACACAATAAATTCAGCCGTACGAGTTGGTTGCAAAAAGATTTGTCCGTAAAGGATATTTTGATCAATTAAATCCGGGGTATTATTTGTTTGATCCATAATAACTCGGAATGCATATAATCCTTGACGAGCTTTTACTCCTTCCATATACGGATTCACAATGTTTAAGAATCTGCTTCTTGTAGCTGTGGTGTTTTGTTCAAATACCAAAAATCTAGTTGAAGATGCAATAAACTTTTTAAGTTCGATTAGCAAACGACGAACATTGATTCGATCTAATGCACTTGGACGAGCTTGCAATGTCTTTTGACCAAATACCACTTTTCCTTGCACTGAGAAGTTTGCAATCGGATTAACTCGTGCTGCATACAATGTATCGCGATCTGCTTGAGTCAATTGCTTATATGTATTGTTTACGCCAATTAATCCGCCCCTAGTTAAACCAGCCGGTGCATACCATGGAGCCGCAGTTCTATCATTTTGTGCTAATACTCCTGCAATTCTTACTGAAGGTGGTACATACCAATCTCCCCCTTCGTAATTTTTAGAAACGCCTAACCATGGCCAATATGTTGCAGTATAATTGCTATCTAAACCAGTTACTTGATTAACAACTGTTGCTATATTATCTGTTATTGCATTTGAATCCATAATATAAAAAGTGTCTTGTCGATTACTTGCCAATGTTCTTGCAGCTGATGTTACATTGGAATGCAAACTGTCAATGATTCCTGGTGTAACTAACATGTTCATATCATAGTAGTCTGTATTACTTAGCAAAGAGAATGCTTTGTTGTATGCAACTGTACCAGTACTGGTTGAAGTTGAACAATCAAATCCAAAACTGTTTGTAGCAGTAATGTATTCTCCTGAATATTTTTTCTGATTTGGTTTTGCTCCATCAAATCCGCCTTGGAATGGTACAACAAAATTTCTTGTATCTAATTTAACATTGCTAGCAATTGATCCTGATACTAATGCTGCCTCAATTGATCCGGTATAATATGCACTTGCAAGTCCCGGAGGAAAAGCAGCTATCGTAGCTTGTGCAACATTTCCTAAATAAAAGTCTGCATTGCTACCTGTATTAGAACCAGATGTTGGAATTGGTGCTAAATAATTAATATTATCTGGATTTGCTGCGCTAAAATCAAAATTAAATCCGAAACATGTTGTTAATGCAGTTTGCGTAGTTTGATATGATGCTGATGGAAACAAGAAGCTTCCAGATAATGTTGCAATTGGTGAATTCAATGCACGGAATCCGAATGGTACATATGTTTTTGAATATGTTTTATTTGAAACACCTTTATCAACTTCTACCCGTACAAATTTTGATAAGTTAGGATAATCACCTGTTATTACCAATTCATTTGCATTGTTAATACTTTGATAACGATCACCAATTTTCTTTACAATATAATTTGGAGATGCTGGATTCAAATTACAGTTTTGAAATATTTCTACAACATCACGTAAACTGTCAGTGTCATTAGAAGAATATGGAGAACCTAATGCAGCAAGTTGTGTTTGATTTACTCGTCGCAATTCTACCGTAAATGAACCATAGCCATCGGGATCACCAGTTTCTGTAGAAGTTCGTATATCGCGAATACCAACCTTAATTTCATAATTTACAGATGTTCCATGAGACAATGTATGGAATCTAAACAAATCGTTGGTTACGGATCCGGCTTTTTGTGAAGTAATCCATGGAGTTGATGCAATGTTATAATCTTGCAAATATTCATGATTACTAATGATTTGCATTGACATTGTAACTTTAGTAATATCTGCAAATAATGATGTTACTGTTTTGTTTTCATACTGAACATATACTGGATATTGATTTGAATTTGGTGATTTTCCAAAAACGGTTGTAATGTAATCATTTGCCGATGTTACAATCGATGCTGAAATGTTTGCAGTTTTTGCAAATGCTCCAGAAAATCCAATAGCCGAATCGGCACCATATGCATATGAACCAGATAGTGTTAATGCAAATCTGCCGTTAGTATCAGCATTTAATATTGATGTTTGAAATACATTGGTTGCTCCGTCGGTTGTAACGGGACGTGTTGGATGTAATATATGTGTTGCATATTTTACAGATGCAGACTCAGCACAAATTGCTAATGCTCCATTTGTTAACTTATATCCATCTTCATATAATAAACGTGTTACTGTAATTACATTTCCACCTTTACTTAAATAATCATCAACAACGTGTGGCACATATGAATTTGGAGTAAAACTTCCAAATATTGCCGTAAAGTCGTTCATTGATGAAATTTGCGTAGGGACTAGTGCAGGGCCTTTTACTGTTGGTCCTATCACAGCGGCACCTATTTGTGCAATTGCACCTGGTAAAAACGATTGATCAATCTCTTTTGTAAATACCCCAGGTGATACTATTCTTTCTGCCATTTAAACTCCTATGATTTTCTTATAAATATAAACATCATTTGCCAAACCTTAGGCAGTTGGAGTAAATGTTCCTTGAGCAATATTTATTTCGCCATCGCCGTAACGTTCTCGCATCTTTTCTAAAAGTGCTTGTTCTTGTTTTTGCAAGTCGCTAAACGTTTGTATGTATTTTGCACGTTCTGCCTCTAACAAATCAAATCGTTGTTTTAGTGCATGTTCTTCAAGATAAATATTACCTAATGTTTGTGAATTTTTTGCAAATGCATCGCGAAGCTGCGTAATTTCATCTACATGTTCTTTATCTAATTTTCGAGTCATAATAACCTTTTCTTGATATTATAAAGAATTTATATCAATTATCCAAGCATTTCGGTTTTACTCATATTAATAGAAATGCCGTCTACTGACAAAAGGTCTCCGTTTACTACAAAGTCTTCTCGAGTAGTTAGCGGTGTTCGTACGTCGTAAAACCGCCGCAAACGTATAGATAATCTGGTAATGGAGGGGTAATGGTTGTTCCCATATAACTCAATATATTATTGATGGATATGCCATCAATATATGTTATAGATCCAAATGCTGCACCGTTTATTGTTGTAACCATATTACATCCTTATAATTCAATCCATTCATTGGATGGTCTAAATTTCATTATCCATTCATCTCCTCCTCCACCACCATTATTCCAATAGCAGTGTCCTACAATTCTAACATATCCTGATGCAGGTACGGTTGTGTCCATTGTGGTTCCAGAACCTGACTTGATATATATTGGAAGGCCATAATCTGCATTATCGACTATAGGATACGGTGATCCAACAGAAACTACTACATCACCTTCTATTATAACAGAACCAGTTTGTGAAAATATGTTTTTAGCTATTCCTAGCATTTTTGTTGAAGAGTCTGTAGTCTGATCTACTTGATACCATTGACCGTCTGTGTTTAAATAAACCAAATCATTATCAACAACATTTGCATCAAAATACGACTCCCCTAGAATTTGTCCAGCATTATTGTTGTTTGCAAACAAATTGACTCGTGTAGCTTCCCCAACGTATTGTTGATTGTACAAAAATGTTTCATATGTTCCCGAAAAACCGTTCCAATCCAATGCAGTTACACCAGTTATGTCTAATAATCCTCTATTTCCGAAATCTATACTAGCGCTAGCACCCTGGAATGGTGATCCATATAATTTGCGTTCATAATTTATATCATCTACTTTGATAGCATCATATGGACCCATGTCGGGAATAAATGGTGGAGAACCTGGAATTAAATCTCCTCGTACAATGAATGACCCAGATTCTATAATTACACCTGATTGCCAATTAAGTACTGGGTATTCACTACTGTTTTTAAGTTGTCGGGTACCCCAATCTATAGAAGTTCTAATTCCAGTAGAATCGACAGTCCATCGATTCTGCCAATCGATTGAGGTTTTAGCGCTAGTATCAATCGCAATTCGGTCTTGCCAATTAACAGAAAGACTAGAACCAGTGTCTCGCAATAGTCCTGCATTCCAATTGACTGTAAAATCGCCTGGACCATTATCAAACTTAAGCAATCGATTATTCCAATCAACAGATTGTGATGCATTTGCATCATACATGCTTCGTAAAACGTCCCAACGCACCGAAAAATTTCCATTGGAATCAAACAATGTTCTGCTATCCCAATTCACAGAATCTTCCGTGCTGCCTGGTATAGGACCAGATCCAATCAATATTTTATTGGTACCATCGATACTGTCTAACACACTGAATGATCCAGTTACTCCTAATGAACCTGTAATCTCTGCACTTCCGGTGTATGGAAATGCAGGTGTACTTGGAGCATACGAAGCAGATAATGCTTGTGTTGCGTATGAAGCAGTACCTAATAAACTTCCAGTTATGCTTGGAGCATACAATGAATTTAACGTGGCATCAGAGCCAGACGTTATGATCTTTTTCCATGATGGCATATCATTTTCCTTTTGTGTTGTGGTTGGTTACAGACACTTATGCCGTGCGTGTGCCCACTTCCTTGCGGCCTACAACATTTATAATAAATATCATTGTTTTAGATATTGTTCTTGCAATTTCAATATGATATTGTAGAATGTTTCTACTTGTTCTCCACGAATAGACACATCTTTAAGCAGCATCAACAAAAATTCAATTTCTTGTTTTGTTAATTGTGATGCTGTTTGTGTTTCTGCTTTTGATTTTAATTTGTCAATTATGCTCATAACTTTTTTAAGAATAAATGTAAATATCTCCACTCAATGTATCAACATGAATTGTACCATGGCCATTGCCTGAGCCACCGTATATTGGTGCTGGAGATGGTGCAGCTGTGCTTGTTTCTACTGCTCCTGCATATACCGACGGTACAAATGAATTGCCCGTGGCATCGAATGATGAAGTAAATCCCCATCGCGTAGTACCAGAATCATATCCATACAATTCACCAATATTTTGAGTACCTTGTTGTACAACAATACCACCATCTCCTGCAGTATTAGATCCAGATGCAAACAATACAAACCGATCTGCAACAAGCAAGTTTGCAGTGTTTTGAAATGATGCAGTACCTAATACAACCAAATCGCCTGTCAATGTTAATCCAACAAACGACGGTGAATCTGTTGTTTCTAATCCTAAATCGATTGTCGACCCAGCTACGCCATTTGTTGTTAATAAAGCCTGACCCTGTCCTGGGCTAGATAACACTGATGCAGATACTACTGTACTACCTGCTAATATTTGTGTTTGAGTTACGCTACCACCTAATGATGTTGCATTACCTGCAATTGTTATAGATGAATTTGCTAAACTACCATTTGGAATGCTACCTAATGTAAATGTAATTGTATCTGAACCGGCATTTCCTGAAATATCTAATCCGGCGCCAGATGCAGATGCAAATGTTAATGTATCTACTGCACTATCTGCTAATACATTCGTACCGTTAATGGACATCGTAACAAATGAATTTTGTGCAGTTACTGATGTTAAATATCCAGCATCATTATTTAATTGGGAAATATTACTTCCCGATACTACTACTTTTTTCCAAGTTGCCATGTTTTATGTTCCTATTTTATATAAATATAAGCATCAATCTAAACCTACAAAAAAAGATGCAGATGTAAAATATAATGCACCATTAGGTGCTGTTCCTGCAGGATCTAAACTTTGTGTTGCTACTACTATAGTGCCACTTTGTGATACTGTTAATACGGGTTGATTATTAAAGTTTTTAATTAAAAATATATCATTAACATCACTTTTAATTTCTAAAGAGCCTGTAATTACAGCACTACCTGAAAACGGAAACAACGATCCGCCGCCGCCGTTAAGTGCAAATGAAGCTGTCACTGCATAACTTGAAGATATATTATACAACGAACCGGTTTGTAATTGCCCGGGTCTAAACTGCCGTGCCATTAAGCCCACCTCCCTTTAACTACAACAACATCTTGTGCAGTTAATGTATATCCTAACGTTGCAGTATTGAATATGATTGTTTGTGCGGCAACGTCGCTAGGTGTCCACGTATATACTATTTTATCAATATATTGACCGTTAATAAATACATCAAATTCATTTTTGCTAGCAACTGTAGTCGTAACTGGATTAATTGCAGCAAATGCTGATATGCTTACGGTAGTTCCAGAAACATAGGTTGCAATTTGTTCTGTAATGTTTGTTAGGTAATTCATTGCTTGTGCATTGATGCTAACATTAACACCTCCGCCGGATATAATTGCAGTGCCGCCACTCATTATATTAGTTTGCAGTTGTAACAACTGAGTTGGAATTTCTAATGTTTCAAATATGTTGTTATCAACATCAACAACTTGATCGAATGTTACTTTCTTTATAGAATACATTTTTTTAATAGTTGACATTCGAACTTCTTGTTCTGATAACAATGTTCCTAAAACAGACAATGGTATTGTTGCACGGACTAATCTATCCTCTCCAATCGTATTTACCGTTTCAAATGATATTGATCCAATAGTTGTAGGAAATTTATTTGCATCATTTCCCCAAGAAAACCGACCATATGGTAAAATTTGATCAACTAATTCGTTCATTTGAGTGGTAAAATCACACCACAACATCATATCATATTCTACAGTAACATATTTTGGTATATCAATAATATAAAATTGTTCTGATGGTTGCGGATTATTTTTTGGAATTGGAAACAATTCATCTTCATATCTATTTCTAGAATTATATTTACTTCGATGTACTATGTAGTTTGCTGCATTAGGTCTATTCACATCCAATGTTTTTTGTGCATCTCTTTCTCCTACGGAATTACGTTTTAGCATAATTAATGGAGATTGCAACATGCCCTTTTCATCACGTAAATAGCCTAATCTGCGGACATTATCCCATTTTTCTCCGTTTGAAAATATTACTGGGACTGGTATTAATTCTTTATTTGCAGTTACTTGTGGTTGAATTTCATTTTCAATATACCATTTAATTGCAAAATCAATATCGTAAATTGTACGTTGTTTTGTTCGTACAACATCATCATCTCGACGAGTTTGCATTGCTCTATTTAACAATAGATCAGGAGTTATTCCTTCCGTTCTTTGCGGATTTGGGTTGTTTGTTTTTCTATCAATATCCTGTCTATTTAATCTAGGCATTATTATCCTTTAAATGAAAATGCATTATTTCCGCCACGTCTTAAATTTTTAATACCCAGTGGGGTCTGACGCGTTGCATGTGCATTACACATAACGGAAACGCTATAACCATGGGTATCACCATTTGGCCACGTTTCTGGATTTTTTCCTACAAAGTATTTGTTTGCATCAATGTTATCCAATTCATAATATTCGTTATCCCAAAATACAATATCTCCAGCTTCTGGATAAAATCCTGCTCGTTCTAATAAATCTCGCGAAATGCCAAATGTTAATGTACGAGTATATGAATGGCCATAATCATCCATCGTAGCAGATTTATCATCTTTTGTAATCATGCATGGTAATAGTATAGAATCATAATATGATTTAGAATCAGATTCTCCGTATATATTAGATTCCGTTGTATCTAAAATCAGTTTATAAAATTCAATTTCGGTATCAACAACTGCATTGATTATTTCTCTGTTAATTGATGCTAAAAATTTAGCATCTCGCATTGTTCCAAATAGTGCCATAATTTCTCCTTATGCAACATATATTTTTAATGGAATCTTTGCTTGCATTTCTAATAACTGTGTTGCTTCTGCATTTTGACGCGTCATCATTTGTTCCCGAGTCATTTTTTCTAAAAATTCTCGAAGCTGTGTTATCAACGCCTCTTTTTCCGTTTGTCCTTGCGATGTTAAATCAGCACCATTCATTGTCACTTCGCCATTTGGAATAGGAATACTACTATATTTGTTTCGTACATAACCTAACATTTCTTTTGTCAAAGCCAATGCATATCTAAATATCCACGCACGCCCCATATCATTAATTCTGCTGTATGTTTGGTATTTATATGGTATATTTGATGCGTCCGTAATAACACCTCGCATAAGTGCTGTATTGCCAAATAAGACGCCTTCATTTGTTTTTGCTTCTTCAAAAATAACATCAACCAATACTTTATCAAAAAATGGGGTTGCTGATGAAGATCCGGTTGGTCGTACTGGCACTGGCCAAAATTTTATATCATCTCCATGTATTTCAAATGAATATTGCGACTTACGTATTTGATCATTAAATTCAATTGATTGTAGTCTCATTAAATCTGCATGAATCGGCATCATCATAAATGATACGGATGGAGAAAATCCTCCAAAATCAAATGAATCAAGTAATTGTTGAGACCCTAAACCAGTTCCAACAAATGGATCAAAATATCGTACGATTGCCGGAGGTGCATTATGTATCACTCGTTTAATTTCTACGGAACTAGTTGTTAGTATAATACCTAATGATTTAGATACTGCAGTTTTTATACTATATGTTTGTTTGCCCGGTTCTATATCAAATGTTATTCTGGTCCATGGTTGATGCCCTCCGCTATCTGCTTCAGTACCATATGTTTTTGATAATTTAGATATATATCCAAATGAATTTCCAACTAATGCATCAGTAAAACTATTATTAGTTAAAAAACTAGATCCAGTTTGAACGCCGAGAGTATTTAATAAATTGTTAGAAATATTTACTTGATTTACTTGATTTGAATATTCTACAACTGCCGCTTCAAATGCAGTATAAAAATTTACTGCTACCAATTCGACATCTAATATAGGATAGCCTAATGTTTGTGCTGCCATTTTTGCAAATTTATCTGCATGTTGCGCAAACGTAGCATCTGTGTCAAAAAATCCAAATGGAGTACTACCAGTATTAAACGAAGAACTTCCAGGCCATATGGGCCTATTTTCTGAATAATCCATTATACTCCTTTTTTATATAAATATCAATACGTTTCGTTTAGGAGTTTTAAAATTTCATTTAATGATTCATGTCTATGATTGTCTAATAATATGATTTCATTAACGTATTTTGATTTGGTTAATTTAGGTACTTCATGCACTGCAGAATCATTTCCAAATTTTAAGTCTATTTGATATCGATCGCCTGTAAGTATCATGATGCTTTCTTTTCCTAAACGAGATACAACCATTTGAAGTTGTTGTTTAGTTAAGTTTTGAAATTCATCTACAATACAAATTGCATGATCAAACGTACGGCCTCGAAAGTGTGCTAAAGAAACTAATTCAATTTGTTCTTCTCGTTCCATTTTATCTAAAATATCTGGTTTATTATATACTTTACGCATATTGCTACGCAAAGGAACTAACCATGGATCCATTTTTTCTGCTAATGACCCGGGAAGAAATCCGTTATCTTCATTTGATACAGTTGGCCTTGTTATAATAATTTTGTTGATTTGTCTTTTAAAAAACATATCTAATGCAACTTGTACTGCTAACAAAGTTTTACCAGAACCCGCTTTACCTAAAATAAAATTAAAAGGCGTTTGCAATATTTTTGATTTTGCTTGTTTTTGTTCTTCTGACAATGTAATTGAAAATTTAACATCAGTTTTTGGTGGAGTTTTTTCTCGATTTTGTGTAGACATAAAATAACCTTAAAATAATTTTGTAAGCGTTGTTTGTAAAAGAGTCATATCTTTCAATGTTTCAATTTTTCCCAAACACATTTTTCGTATAGCAAAAAACGTTTGTTTTGGCGGATATGCGGTCATAACTTTTATTTTGATTAGTTCTTTATCTGGGCCTAGGTCTCGTTCTATATGAACCATCAAAACCATTCGTATAGCTCGAATTCGATCTAGTACATCGATAAGTCGACCAGCATATCGTATTTCCGCAAACATCTCGTATTTATGTCTTTCTACTGCCATGTTTCCTTTAATATAAATATACAATCAGTAAAAAAGGGTGACCGAAGCCACCCTTTCCGTTTTAATTAGTTAATTCGTTAAATTAAAAGCTAATCGAAGTTAACTATTAAAGCGTGTTAAGACCGTGTACGTATACTTTTCCGTAGAATTCTGGACGAACTACTTGCTTCGCGTAACGTGTCATGACACCTTTACGCGGAGTGAAGTTCACCGGATCATATACAAGCGGAGTCATAATTAATGGAATATAAGGAGCAAATACAGCACCTGTTTCAAGGAACTGAGAACCTCTGAAGCCCATCAAAATTACGTTCTCTAACATGTATGGATTTTTGTATACAGTATAACGGTTATTGATTGAACCAATTTTTTGAACGCCAGCAGCAAATTCCATTTTAGTTCCATCAGTGTCGGCAGCAAATCCTGGGATAGACTCAAGGATAGTTGCAACTGCAGGAGATGTTACTAAGAAGTTAGCACCACCACGCAATGTTTTCTGATGAATTTTATTAGATACTTTTTGCAGTTTAGTACCCAAAGTTTGGAACCAACCACCTTGAGTGCTATAGAATCCATCACCTAAATTTTGGTTAGCTGTACCAGCAGCAAGAGTTTGGAAAGCTGAACCGTCCCATATGGTGTTGTTTCGAGCTGACCAAAATTCAGTGGTTGGAGCTGCGGCAATCAACATATCAAGGATCTCAAGATCGATTTCCATTGATACATACTCAGAAAGCATTGAAGTCAATTCAGCTTCAGCATCAATTGAGTGGTATGCGTTCAAGTCTTGAGCAAATTCAGGTGTCCATACAGCCTTTAACTTACGTGTTTTAGCAACAATTGGGTTAGACTGCATTTCAAGATTGATTTCTGGAATATCGATATCAGTATTGTATCCGTTTCCGTAAGCACCTTTATTGTCTTCAAAATCACCTCTAGTAATATCGGTAGGCTGTTTGCTATAATTCAAACCAAAGTTACCCGCATTAATTGCTAATTGAAGTGCAGTTGCTTGAGTTGTTGTTACAACAAATGATGCAGTGTAATTGCTGTTAATTGTTGAAAATGCTTGTACTGGGGCAATTTCTGTACTAGCTGATCCAGAACGAAATGTCCATGAACGAACTGCATATAAATCTGCATTCGTAGGAACGTTGATTGTCAACATTTTGTATGAAGCTGAACCAGAATAAGTTGAATCTCCATTTACTTGAGCAGTGGTTGGTGTTGAACCAGTAGCTGCAGTTACAAGTGAAGATGTTTCGTTAATTGAATAACCAAAACGTCCTGCACCATAAAGACCTCCGCTTGGATCACCAGTTGTAGTAGTAACACCAAACATTGAGTCATCTGCATTAGGAGAACCAAATGGATCACCTGTTCTGTTGTTGTTGTCGTCATCGAATCCTGGCTGAGCTGTACCATATTTAAAGTCTAGATAAAATATAAGACCTGATGGCAAGTTCATTGGCTGAACTGAAACGAATTCTTTTGCAGCAAATTCAGCAAAGATACGTCGTACCAATGGAAGTGCTACACCTGCCCACTCTTCAGATCCTTGTGCGGTACCTGTTTGTGAAGCTTCTTTTACTAATTGACGAGCTTGGTTCTCAAGTAACTGAGACATACCAGCACGTTCGGTCTCACCACGAAGACCTTCTAATAGACCTGTTCTTTCCCACTTTGCAGCTAAAGCTTTTGCATTGTTTCGTTGAACAAAGTCATTTGTTTGAAGTAAGTTTGAAATACTCATGTTTTCCTTTGTTTTTTGTTTTTTTTTTGTTTTACAATAATCCTGCTAATTTTTTCCATCTGTTAGCTAATTCAAAGCCTTCAGACAAAACTTGCGTTGTTGCTACACTTGGTGCTGTAGTTGTAACTGGTTTAGAAGCTGCAGAATATGATTCTTTAACTATTCGCTTCTTAGTTGTTGGTCGTTTAAAACTTTCAGCTAATGTAGTAAATACTAATTTTGTTTCCCTTGTATTGCTTGCTCTATCAAAATTTTCAATTACTTTCATTTTTTGAGCTTCAGTCAATTCAAAGTTTCGGAACAATTTGTTAGTGTAAAGAAGTTTTGCATTAAGAAGATTTACTTCGTTGATAACTGATTGAAGACGTTTAACCGTACGATATGCTTCTTGAAGTTCTTTTTCTTGTTTTTCAATTTTGTCTTCCATTTCTTGCACTACATCGTCTTCTGGTCCGAATGCATCTGGATCTTGTTCGGCATCCATTTCGCGAAGAATTGACTCGATAATTTCATTAACATCATCTTCATCATCTTCATACATTTCGTTAGTCATATCCTCATCCTCATCTTCATAATACATCCCTTCGTTTGGCATATCAACATCTAATTCATCTTCTTCTCCCATCATATCATCTTCTAATTCTCGGATGATTGATTCTAGATTTAGATCTTCAGGTGCATCTTCCATACCCATACCTTCGTTGTACTCGGCAGACATTTCTTCTTCAGATGCTGGTTCTTCATCAGATACCATTTCTTCGCCTTCTTCACCTGCCATTCCTACTTGAAAAGAATAATCATTGCCGCCAACTGATGCTGACAATGAATCATCTGTCCAAGTAAAATCATCACCACCCATCTCTTCTGTTCCTGCCTCTACACCTGTATCTACAGCTGCATCGGCCATTTCTTCATCTTCGCCTTCAATCTCAGTTGTTAGTTTAGTAGCTAACATTTCTTTGATTCTTGGCGAAAATGCTTCTTGTAAAGCAATCTTTGCGTTTGCTAAAGCAGTTTCTTTAACAGCTTTTGCATCAGCAATTGCTTGTTTAAGCAAGTCTGATTTTGCCATTTTTCTCCTTAAATTTTGTTTTTTGGAAATAAGATTATTTGAAATCTTAATAGAATATAAATAATTAATATGACGCTATATAAAGAACAAATAGCGTATTCTTACAATAAATATAAGCATGAATTACAAAACAGTAAAAAAGTCCTAACATTTCTGCTAGGACTTAAAATAATTTTAAATTAATTTACATTTTGTTATGCAAATCTTGCATTTTTTGTCGGTATTGTGCTTTAGAAATATCATCTCTGCGTTTAACACTTGGTTTAACAAATGTACGATTTTCTTTAACATATTCCAATACTCCTGAAGTTTTTACTCGTTGTTTCCAAGTTCTTAGTGCAAATCCTAAATCTTGATTTACTACGCTAACTGCTTGTGCATTTCCTGGTACAATGCTTTGGTGTTGTTTTTGTTTTTTATTCATATATAACTATTAAATTTTTCCTTGTGGTTTTGCTTGCCGTACATTAAATCTAAAATGTTTTAATTCTGGTTTTTGAGCTAAATACCCTTGAAGTTTTTGTGATTCTAATGCAGGATCTTGTCCCAATCTAAAATAAAAATATCCAATCTTACCAGATGACGATAATGTTTTTTTAATTACGGTAAATCCTTTCCTTTCGGACCAATCTTGAATTTCTTGTGCTACTGCTTCAGCCGTTGCCGGGTCTCGAAGTACGTATTCTATCCCACCTCGATAATCGGTTAAGTTGTTAACTAATTGTGCTTCTTCTAAATCTGATTCTCCTAGTTGTTTTTGAACTTTTTCCATGGAATCGCTTACTGCATCAATCGATGGAGCTAATTCATCAAACGCACCTTTTACTTTAGAAACCATATCGGGATTCGGAAGATCAGACCGTTCGGTTAATCCAAAAAATTCTCGATATAATTTTTTAAATTTACTCATCATGCACCTTTATTATAAATAATTTTTTTTCAATATCCAATTTATCCAACAGAAAAATATCTATTTAAATGTTGTCCAATATTTTCATATGCTAGAGCCATTCGGTCTTGTGCTTCTTTAAGATCTCGCGCAGCTTGTTCGAAATCACGATAATCTTCATGCATTCTTTTATTACCTTTTTTATGAGCAACATTGGCCATCCAATCATCACTTTCAGTCATAATTCTATCTGCACGTTCAACTATATTTTTAACGCGTTGTGCAATTTCTTCTAAATCACCTTTTCCATAAACCGAATCTCCCATTGCAGAAAAATTTGCAATTTCTTGTACGAATTGTTGCTTTTCTTCGCGAGTTAATGGCTTAGGTTGATCTTGCATCATAGTTTCTAAAATAAACTTTAAATTTGGTGTTCTCATTATATTATCCTACATTTACCATCTTCACATAAAATCGAAGTGATTATTTCGTTTGTTTTTGCGTATCTATTTGTTTTTATATTATTTTTATTAACTGATTCATGCATGTGCGTAGGACGCATAAAAGCCCCGTGCGTTGATGGATTTGATACGAAGTCCCAACATATCAATTCAAAATCTTCTTGTACTTCTACTACGCCTTCATTTCGTAATTCTTTTACTGATCCCAAACCCCGTGATGAAATACCTAATGTAATACCTGCTCTAAACAGTTCTTTAAGAATCTTACCAGATGGAGTATCTAAAATTTGTACGGCGCCGTTCAAATCATCGCCATTCCACCATATTTTTAAAACATTGTGAGAAACGTTATTTAAGTTAACTACTGATGATTCTGGGTGATCTAATTCTCCTAATGCTCTATGTTGATTTATATATTCTTTTTGATAACGTTGACATTCTCGTTGTAAAATATGTTTTGGATAAACACGGCCGTTTTGATTTTTAGCGCCTGCTCGTTGCAAAACACCTTGCACAACAAAACCACCAGGTAAACCATATGCAGCACCATTTGATTCAGTTAATGAACCAATTGGCTTGAATGGCATATATTCTACTATTAGATGTTTTGACATTTTATTCTCCTAATGCTCTTACGCGTTCTGATATTTTAATTAATCGTTCTGATATTTTTGTTAATGCTGAATCTACTGCATTACCATAACCATTACGTGCAACACCCGATTCTGTTTTTAATCGAGTTGCATAATTTACTGTTTGTTCAATTAATTGAAGTTGTTTTGCTACTTCTTTAATTGTATGTTTTATTTTTTGTTCAGGAGTCGTTTTTGAATCACCTGTTGCATATGTTCGATATGATTCAATAAGTTTTTCATATTTTGAATCCATTGCTTCAGCAACCGTCATTTCGCCAGCTGTTATTGTTGATTGCTTTGCTTTTCCAACCCAATTAGGTGTTGATATTGGAGCCACTGCAGCTGTAACATTTTGTTCTTCTAATTCTTTATCATCTTGAAGAATAGCATGCTTTTTTACTTTTCTTTCATTATCAATATCATCATCTTCATGATCAACTGCATCCAATGATTCTTCTAATTCAATGAACTTGCTTTCTATTTCTTTTAATAACGATTTCATCGATGCACTCCTTGTAATTCCGTAAGCAAATCAAAGTAACGTAACAAAGAAAGAATGTTTGATTCTTTAATTGTTTTCATATTTTCTACAGTGCATAACATTTCTGAAAGTTTTTGAACTTTTATTTTTGTAGCTCGATCTGTGATTAACTTTGCTTGTCCGGCAAGTTGTTTTTTAATACTTGGTATAATTTGCTCTATATATTCTTTTAGTGCAGTCGTATCATTTACATTTGTTATGTATTTATTTAACAATTGTTTTTGCGATTCATTTAAAACAGAATATTTTTCATTAAATTTATCTACAAGTATTTTATATGCTAAAAGTCGTACTTCTTTTGGTTGATTTTGATATGTTTCATATACTATATCTCTAGTTTCTTTTTTTATTGTAGAGACTAAAACGTTGTTTAATATCGCCGATTTACATTCCATTATTTGATTTGGATTATCAGTTTCTGCATATTCAAATAACATGTATATTGATGCTAATGTTTTGTAATTTGGAATATGGATTTTTGCCATATCTTCAAAAACAAATTTTTCTGAAATTTCTTTTACAAGACTATACTTTTGTCGCTTTAACGTTTGTTGATTTAATTTGTTATAAGAATCTTTAATTGTTCGAATATAATCTAACGCACGAGCTTCGCTTTTAAATTGTTGTTCTTTTAACAACGAATTATAAAGTTGTAATTCTTTAGATAATTCAGTATTTCGTCCAAAATATTTTTTAATAATATCTACAGTTACTGTTTTATTCGAAGATAATGTTTCAGATGTTAGCTTTCTAACTAAAATTTCAAAAAGAATTCCAGTGTTTTTATATTTTGAATGTTTTAATTTTTTCATCGCTTCCTTGTACAGTATCTCGATTTTAAATAAATATGTTTGAATTTATAAAATATTGTTTTCATCTAACATTGTACCTGTATCTAAATTTGCTATATCCGTTGGATTAGCTAATGATTCAGTTATTATATTAGCCGTTTTATGTGTACGTTGTTTTATATGTTTTAAAATTTCATGCGATTCTCGTTGATATGGTTTAATTGTATCTGCAGCTCGCGGATCGGGTTGAAATGTTGTTTTTTGATTTTCTGGGCGAAATTGTTGATTGATTGTTTTGTTGCCAATCGGATCCCATCCAAATTCATTTTTATGTTGACCAAATTTAATTCCTTCTTTTGGACGACCTCCTACATCTTTTTTCTCAACTTCATCTGATGACATATGCATCGATGCTAAATCGTGTGGAGTGCCAAATGATACGCCTGTTACAGCTGGATCATTTCCTTCTTGTTCAATTTGATTTTGACGGAATCGCAATTTGAGATCTTCAACGACATCGGTACGTTGTTGCAACCATTGGTCTTCCGACATATTAAATATGTATTCATAAATAAATTTATCTGATACTAATTTTGAATCTTTCATTGCTGTTGCTAACGTCATTTTTTCAGTCATTAACGCAACTTTTTGTTGATCATAGATAATTGATGGAGCTGTTAATTCTAACTCAAATCCGACTAAATCTTCTCCTTCAAATCCTTGTGTATATAAATGTACAATTGCAATTTTGTATAATTCTGAAACAAGTATTTTTTGAATACGTTCGATGGTTCTTGCAAAACGCATATCCATTGCTGCTAAATTAGTTTTACCTTCTACTGCTTCTGCATATCCTAAAAATGCTTTAGGAATTTTTAAAGCTCCGACCATTTTGTCTTTAATATAGTTAATATCATCCATACCAGTAAATGTCATTCCTGGTAATGTATCAATCGATGTAGTAGAATTGCCACCGCGAACTGGTAAATAATAATCTTCCAACATGTTGTTAAGATTAAATTTTAAATTGTAATTACCCGTGTGCGGATCAACGTGTGGAATTTTTTTCATTTTATTGATAATTTGTTCCATGAATGAATCAACTTCATTTGGCGGAATATTACCAATATCGATCTTAAAAATACGTTTTTCTGGTGCACGCATGATACGATGTATTAACATTGCATCTTCCATCATCATTAATTTTTGAAATTCTTTACGTGCTCCTTCTAACATGGATCTACCATACGGCAAAAAGTTAGAATCTGATAACATTCGAAAATGTGCAATTTCGAAAACATCGTATGTTAAATGTTGATTTCCTACATGTTTAAATTGAATTTTATACTCACCCGTGGCTTCGTCATATTCTTCCCAACGTTCAATTTCATAACTAGAAAATGGTCTTACGTTAATAACGCCAATTTCATTTGCAATATCTAATTTTAAAAAGAAATCGCCATATTTGGTCATGTTACGAATCCATGTCCACAAATTAAATTCTATGTTTAAAATATCATAAAATAAATTATAAAGTATTTTTTGAATTCTAGTATTGTTAGTTTTAATAGTTAAAACATCTCCGAATTGATCTGCAAGTGTAGATTCATCCGAATAAATATCTAATGCAGCACTAATTATCGGATCGCGGTCCATCATTTCGTAATCTGCATAAAGTTGCATACGATTTTGATGCATATAGTAATTTGAATCATATCCCCCCATACCACCAACTCGATGCTTATTAGCACCATGTAATCGCGTATAACGGTCAGCAACTTTGGTTTGATTTAAATTTCCGCGGGCTTGCAATTGATTTGTATCTACAACTTTAAGTCGATCTTTACCATATGATCGCACAACGACGTTAGTAGCAAAAAGGTTTTGTAAGCGTTTTCTTAATGTAGGCATATTTTTAACTATTTTAATATAAATATAACTTGATTTAGAACTACACCGTTAACGTATCAACCATGTCAAATCTTCATCATTTCGGCCATTGTTCCATGTCCATCCATCTGTGTCGTTAGACGGCCGACCTGTATATATTTTTGTTTCAGATTTTTGAAACTGCGAAAGTGTGCGCTTATGAAGTTCTATTCCTTGTTGTCGCAATTTAAGCGATGTATCTCGTAACCATAATCCAATACAGAATGACATAACAAGGTCATCATTATAACCACTTTGTGATTGTGCTTTGCCATTTAACCAAATAAACACAAACAATTCTTGTATCAATCTTTTTGAACGAATTACAGGTGTTCGTTCTCGCATATACATTTCAAGTGCTGATATCATTAATGGCCGCGTACGCGAGGTTGTTGATACTCCAGGAACCATCTGTGATTTATCCTTCATATCATAACCTTTTTTAAGTTGCACATCTACATCAATATATCCATCATCTTTATATGTATAAAATAAATTTTCATAGCTTCGGTCTAATGCGGGTTGAATTGCTGCCCAACCAATATTGGCATTTTCTATTGCTAGCAATGCATTGTTCCATTCCGTTGCAACTGATACAAGCATATTACCAAAATCTTTAGGAGGCAATTTACCTTTATATTCTGCAACTTGCGCAACTGTTTCAACATCAATAACATGAAAAGTAGACCAGTCAGCACCGTCACCACGAGCAACGTCTGCTACTACTATGTAATTTTTTTCATAGTTAGGATATTCCCAAATCCAATATGCATTATCAAATCCTCTACGTTCAATTGGCTCACTGCATTTATTTTCATAATCTAAAAGAATAGAACCATCTATGACAGTGTGCCCGGATGAAATAAAGTCACAGTCACATTCTTGTGCTGCACTTCGTTCTCCTAGCAATTGAGTTTGTTCATCGCGCCATTGTTGATCTCGATCCGGATGTACGGTCCAATGCAATTTAATTGTGTGAAATCCGTTGATGTTTGATTCAGCATCTGCCCAAGTTTGATGAAACCAATTACCTACCCCATTGGGTGTAGATAATACAACCGCACCGCCACCTGTTGATAATGTTGCTTGCGATGCTACCCATATTTCTTCAATGTTTCGAATAAATGCAGCCTCATCAATAATTAACAACGACAATGCTTCTGAACGTGCACCGGTGGTTGCAGATGAAACTGCTTTAATTTGCGAGCCATTTTTAAACTTCAACGAAAGTTTGTTGTCTGCTTCAATAGTTCCCTTCAACCAACTTGGTAAATTGTCATGCATTACGCGCACTTTAGTTACCAAATTTTTTGCTACTTCTTGAGTTGTTGCAATAACAAGAACATTGAAATCTTCTTTAAATAACATGCTCCATAAAGCAAATCCGGCTGCTAATGTTGATATACCTAACTGACGTGATTTCAAAATTACATTGTATCGATTATCTCGCAATTCGGTTAATGTATGTTCCTGAAAATTGTAAAGATTGAATTTGATCTTGCCGCGTTTTGGATGTTGAATATAACAATATTGCCGCATAAAAAAAACAGGATCTTTAGCACACATTGTGTACTGTTGTTGAATGATCTGTTTTATGTTTTGTGACATATTATTTTAATATTTCGTTAATTAATATTCCAGAACCCAATGTTGTGAATATACCCGCAGCAAACCATAATCCTTTTGAATCATACCATTTTGGTTTAAGATATCGTTCTCTGCGTATGTATAGATCTACGTTTTCTTGAAGCAATTTGATTTGTTGATTTTTATATACAAGCTGTATAGAATCTAGTTTAATCAATGCAGATTGTTGCGTTGTTAATGTTTTAAATGTTTCAATCATTGCATTGTTAATTGAATCTGCCGCATACAATGAATCTAATGTATACGAAATATCAACAATTTCTTGTTGAGTAAAACATGTATCTGGTGTAGTTTGTGCAACAGCAAATACCGGAAATAATAATGCTACTAATAATCGTTTCATGTTATTTTTTTGTTTTTCGTCCACGACGTGTTTTATTTAAAATGTTTTGTTTTGCTTGATCAACCGGTAATTCTGCAGGTTGAATATTTTCTTTCGCATTTTGTAATGTTGCAATGTCTTGTTGAGTTTCTTGAATGTCTTGTTTAACTGCATTGCGTTGATCGTCAATTACTTCAGTTTTGCCTTGAAGTACATCTATTTGTTGATTGTTAGCATCAATTTTTTTATCAATTTTTGATACTTTCTTTTTGTCTATTTTATCTTTTGCAAATAAAATAGCAACAACTGCTAAAATTGCTCCTACAATAACAGCCCAATATTTTTTAATTGTTTTCATCTTGTTTTTCTTTTCTGTCTAAATTAGCTAAAAATTTTATTTTAAATTGTTCAAATTGTTGTTGTATGGTATTTTCAAATTCTTCTACAGTCATTTTTGCCGACCAATGTTCTACATGACCATCTGAATTTGATACGAATTGTTGTGTTTGTGTATATGTTTGTTTTAGTAATTCAACATCGCGTTCGGCATCTCGTAACCAAGCTAATGCATTTTCTCGAATTTTATGTTGTTCATATTCTTCGTACGTGCCTGCCTTTTTCATTTCGTGTTCCATTTCGATTACGCAGTCAAAACACATTCCATGAATTTTTCTCATTTTTTGATCTAAATGATGAGTGCCGATACAAGTACATACATTTTTTCTACAATTTGGAAATGAATGTAATTCGTCTCGCACGGACTGAAATATTTCAGAATTTTTTGTTTTTCGAATTCGAAAACCATCTCGTTGTTCTACAATGTACGCGTTTCCGTGAGCATCAGTTTCTTCCCACACGTCTCCGATTTCGCGATGTTCAGATTGTTTTCCTTTGGATTCTGCATCAGAAAATCCAACTATTTTTTTGGTTTGAAACTTGTGAGTGCCATCCAACATTTGTTGAACAGCTTTGATGTTTTGTAACTTTTTTGACATATAACTTTATTAATTTTAAGATTCTTCATCCTCTGATGGAGTTTCTATTGTTATGTTTTTAATTTGACGAATTGCTAATTTTTTAGCACGTGCTGCATCTTCTGGACTTAACTTTTTAATCATTGCAGATAATGGAGCAACTGCTGTTTGTGTTAATGTAGACGGGCCTTTTTCTTGTTTAGTTTTTAAAAATTCTAACCATTTTTTTACAATAATAATTTTTTCTGCTTCTTTTTGTTCAGGCGTTTTTTCAGCATCTGGTGTTGGTGCCGTTGTTGCATCTGGTGTTGGTGCCGTTGTTGCATCTGGTGTAGGTGCTGTTGTTGTAGCTGTTGTTGCATCTGGTGTTGGTGCTGTTGTTGCATCCGGCGTTGGTGCCGTTGTTGCATCTGGTGTAGGTGCTGTTGTTGTAGCTGTTGGGTCTTCTTCCGGTGGTGGTGCCGTTGGGTCTTGTTGCTCTCGCAATACTTTAGCAATTTTTTTACGTAAGTATTCTCTAACCAATTGTTCTCGTTGTTTTGGCGATAATCGTTTAATTCGTTCATCTAATTCCGATGTTGTTACACCATGGTCGATTTTTTCGCGAGTATCAAAATATTCATCGGTATCTGTTTCTTGACGTTTACGTAAAACATTCATTGCATGTTTTGGATCGTAATCACCATCTTCAATTTTTTTATATAGTCGATCTTTTTCGGTATATTTAGGAAACATTTTTCCATCATCTTGAATTGGTTTATCTGTTTTTCTAGCAACTTTTTCTTGACGTTTTCCTGTAGAATACGGATTCAATGCTCCAGCCTTATCATCGTGCGTATAATCTTTAATATCTTTGCGACGAGTTGGTTTTGCATTTTCTGGTTTTTTATATTTGCTTTTGTGTCGTTCAGCCATGATTAAATTCCAATTTTAATATAAATATATCAACGTGCATATTTCAATACTCCTAGTATCTGATTAACAGGTGCGAATGCTCCGGTTAATTTGTATGTATTACCGCCATACGTAAAAACTACTCCTTCAGATGGAACAATTGCATCAAATCCTCCCAATCGTTCAATGCGTTTAAGTTCTAATTCTAATTTTGCAACTGTCTGCGGATTTGGATTATTTTGAAGTTCTTGAATAAGTTGTGCCAGCTCTTGTTTAATTTCTTGTACCGTTTTTGACGGATTAGCTGCTAAGAAATTTTCTGCATTTTTTAATGCCACTGCACCTAAACGTAAAAACAATGTTTCAAATGGTTCCATGTTTTGTTTGTAGTAACGTTTAAATTCATTTTTATCAAATTCTTGCACCCAATTTAAAAATTCTGCATTATCTATTTGTTTTTTAAGTGTGGTCATGCTTTCTGATTTATCGAAAAATGCCCAACGATATATCAATGCATTTAATACAGTTTCCGGAATATCATATCCCATTTTATTTGCTTGTGTTTTAATAACATCTGACCACCAAGCTCGATGATACTCAGTTAATCGATCAGTATCTTTAAGACCGTAACGATTTTGTAATTGTGCAACTTCATTAAAAAATGCTGCTTGTTGATCTTCAAAATCAGAAATTTTACCTATCTTGATTCGCTGCGGAGGAATAAATGAAAATGTTTTTTGAAGATGTGCATTGGCATCTTGAATAATACCTTGCAAAGTGCCGCCGCCTGATAGATCTGTTTCTACTTGATTACCTTGTTCATCATATTCTATTAAATTGTGAAATTGTAACACTGCAACTTCATATGAAATAACATTTTTTGTAGCCGGATAAATAATTTCCATGTTTGCAAATACTCGACCATTCTTAAAAATTTGATTGAGTTTATCTTGCGGTACGCGACTAAATGCTTCAGCTAAATCTTCTGCCGCATTTCCAAATGCATCTGATATTGGGCCACGACCTCCAAATTTATCTTGTATTTCTTGTACCGTCATTGGATTAATAACAGTACCTTTATTTCGTGCAAATCCAATTTGTCCGTTTTTCCAAGTTACTTGAATGTTTTGCCCGTCGGTTTTTTCTGTTACTGCTTGTTCAATATCTAACCGGCCTTCTAATGCACGAGATATAATTTCTTTGACATCGCTAAACGTTAAACCATGATCATCCCATGGATGTGCCATATGACCTGCAGCACCACCTTCGGTTAAAATTGCTCCGTATACTGTTTTTGGAAATTTATTAAAATCATATACAAAAGAACGTTCTTGATGTGAATCTAAGTATGATCTTAGTTTGTTTATTTTTTTGTTATGTAGATTACGTTCTGAAGTATTCATTACTGCTTCAATTACTTCATCTACATCTTCTTGCAATTGTTTAGTCCACCAAGTCGACGTAAATAATGCTTCTTGCAAACCGGTTACAACTTGCCACGCATTTTTTACTAGAGCATCTTTGAATTGCGGATATGATGCACGAAATGTTTCATAATCTCGATCCGTAATAGCTTTGCGTACGACGGTTGCTGATATAGGTGTTCCATCAGCATATGTTTCTGGATCTACATCGATACTTAATTCGGTTGCATCAACGCCCATAGGTATTTTGCGTCCTTTTTTATCACCAATGGTTGCATATTTGTCTACATTAGGAATAAATGCTTTTGCTCTAACATAATCATCGCCTTTTGTAGATGCAGCCATGGCATATCGTCCTTTTGCATCTGATGATAATGCAAACAAATATTCGTACGCTGCCATTATCGGTGAATTGAATTCGGTAGGTTGAATTCGTATGTCCGGATTATCATTGAGCAGATTAAACATTTCAATGCTTTGTTCTCGCGTAATTCCTTCTCTAGGTTGAGGTCCAATCAATAATATTACTTGGCCTACTTGTGGCGATTCGGCATATCGTTGTGCTAATGCTAAATGTGCTCCTGTTAATGGTTTAAATCCACCTGGAAATAAAACTGTTATTTTATCCATTATGTTCCGTTTTATATAAATATTATGACACTGGATTCGTCGGTGCAAGAACGCTACCGCCGACGGTTCTACTAGTTCTAAAAACAAAATTCTTTAATTTTAATGTACCTGTCAAGCTTGTTGCATTTGACACTTCAATTTGAGTATGAATTAATACGTAATGTCCTTGTCGGTTTGTTATGCCATTAGCACTACCTTTAATTTCAATAGTATCTGCTCCAGATCTTTGACTTGATGTGGGTACGGTAACGATAGAAGCTTGTTGTAATAATTGAGCTTGATTATTAAATGTTCCGTATGATCCTAATCCAGTATTAGAACCAGTTATCGCACTCGCAATGAATGATGATATTTGAAATGTTTTATTACCACCGACTGCATCAGTACGATCTGCGTAATATGTATATGATAATTGCATATTAGTTTCGCCAGGTAATATAAATGTTTGAAATGATGGGCCTGCTACATGAGAGCCTGTAATTCCAGACGCAGTAGTAGGCAATGTAGACATATCATATGTATATTCAGATTGATCAAAATAAACAATGCGACCTACATTCAAACCATCGACAAATTCATTATTTGAATCAAATAATACTTGTCCTCCTTGTATTGCAATAAAAGCTGATGCTGTTACGTTACCTTGTGCGGTTAAATGAAATCCGCTTGCAGATATTTCAATATTACCGTTAGCCCCACTAATAAACGTTGTTGCAGGATTTCCAAAAAAGAATTTATCCGTCCGAACATCAATTTCTGAATCTGTAGTTGAATATCTAAAGTAGCTTGATGTATTTGCATAAAGTTCTAATCCAACGCCACTATATGCTCCACCCCCCTTGGTTCCAGCACTGCCTGGTAATGCTGAACCAGACCAAAGCAAGAAACCAGGAAATCCTGCTGCAAATCCTTCATATCCTAGCGATCTAACGAAACCCGAATTTGGATATCCACTGATTGCTACGCCACTATTTAATGAATCGGCTACATACAAAGATCCAGTAAGCATTGAATAATCGCCATCAATGTATCGGTTACCGCCTTCCCAATCTTTATTGTAAACATATGATATTTGTTTGCTTCGCTCTCCCGTTACATTGTAAAATTCTGCTTTAAATGAAATTTGGTTGTCAATTTTATGCGTAGTTTGTATAGGCGTTTTTATGCGAGCGTAATTAGGAGTATATCCTGCATCATTGTCTGTAGTTACTCGAATGTCTGCAACTTGCCAGACGCCTGACTCTGCTACTAAGAGCAACGTGCCTGTTCCGCGATACTCTGATTCAAAGTTTAAAACAACATCATCAAATCGCTGATTATCGCCCGTAGCACGTAACTCGCCAATGCGTTTACCAAATTTTACAGAAAATTCTTGATTGAAATAATCAGTGGGGTCTGCATAAAATGAACTACCAGATACGTATACTGATAATACTGGATCCTCTGTTATGCGTGTTGCTAATGCATCAATCGTAACTTTATATGCAGAGTTTTCAATGAATACGCCATTAGTTGTTGTTTTTGCAACAAGTACAGAATTTTTTGCAGACAAATCAATTGAACTAGAAATTTTCATTGCATTGTTCAATGAAGCCGTTGTATACACTAATGCAGGAGCTGTGGTTTGAACACCTTGCAAATAAGCTGATGCTGACCAATATGTATCGATCGTGTTTTGCGATGTAAATGACCCGACTGCTAAATCAGGAAACAATGATGCAGTGTTTGCAACAAAAATTTCTGTTTCTTCTAATTCTACATCATTAACCAAATCCCATGTACCAACGGTACCGTTATTGTTTGTAAATACTTTGATTCTAGAAACATCACCGGTTGCTGGGTCTAATCCTTTAATTTGTATGTAAGCAAATGATTGAGAATTTTCAGTTGCAACATAGGTAGGTGTTGCTTCATATGTTAATGAAAATGTAGAATTTGCAAATGCTGAATATGTATGTGCAGATATACTTTGACTGCTATAAACTGTATATTCTGTATCTAACAATGCCGTTGTTGGAGATAGTATCTTTTTAATTGTTGATACATATGGCGTAGTTGCAACAGCATACGCCGGGGTAGGACTAGGCGTCGTTGGAGTAGAAACTGTTATAGTTCCGGTTTGCATATCCGCAGTAAATTGTCCTCCGGTGATTTCAATCGCTGGTTGATTGTTATATGAATAATATCGTACTTGACCCGTTGTGTACACAGGAAACTGCGTACTACCTGAATATATTCTATTTAGTTGTACTCCTATTATTTCTTCAACTGTTATCTCAGGAACAGTTTCAAAAATTATTTCTGATACGTTTGATACATTTGGATTAACTGGCACAGTTCTTGACCATCGTACGTTAGGTTTTCCTTGCCATTCTGTAGGTACAGCCCGTTGATTAACAATACTAGCTTCTGCTAAAAGTGTTACGGTGCAATCTCCCGGAGATGTTTCTTCATAAATGTAAATTGCAATAACGCGCGATTTATCTTCATCAATATAATCCACAACTTCATGATAAATTGGATCGCCGTTATAATCTAATATTTCAATGCCTAACGAACCACCTACTTTGAGATTAAATGGATTACCGCGAAGTTTAAATAGATTTTTACCTGCAGTTAGGCGCGTTGGAAATTCAGATATTTGAAAATAGTCAGGAGATGTAAGTGAAGCATCTTCAAAATAAACTGGCGTAAATTGTAGTCCTTTATATACAGCTTCTTTGCGTTTCATTGTGCAAAATATCTTTAATATAAATATTACATACAATTAATATTGCTAAATCCGTTTTGTTTGTTAACTTCAATTAAATTATCAACCATGTCTCGCATAGAATCAACGTGTGATATGATGATTGAAAAATCAAATTTAGTACGAAAATATTCAAATAAATTTACTACTGACGAAATATGTTCTGCATCTAATGAACCCCACCCTTCATCAATTGCAATGAAATTGGGACGTGGTAATGCTGAAACATTGATAAGTGCAATGCGAATTGCTAATGACGAAATAAAACGTTCCATACCGGATGTTAATTCCAATGGCCAAAAATTATCTTCATCGTAAATAATATATCCGTTGATGTTTTTGCCATCAGTGTTTAATACCATGTTAAATTCAACAATTTGATTGAGTACGTTATTGATTTCAGCTTCAATTTTCGGAATAGCTTTTGCAACTAATTCATATGGAATGCCGTTACGTTTAACTGATTCTAAATAATATTCATATGCTTTGTATTCCGTTTCAAGTTGTCGATAACGTTCCAATTGTTCCATTGCAGTGCCTTTATTTGTACGTGCAACTTCAATAGCACCAAACAATGATTTAATTTGATCTTGAATTAGTTTGATTTGTTGAGAACAAGTTGCAATTTTAGTTTTACATTCTTCAATTTCAGCGTCAACTAGTTGATTGTGTGTAATTGCGGTTTCATTTTTACGGAATGATTCTTGACGTTCAATTGCGGTTTCTAATTCTGATTCTCGTGTTTGCAAATCACTTTCTAGGATTTGAAGTTGCAATTCGTTGCGTTCCAATGTAATTTTTTTAGTTGCAATATCGGATTTTAATTTGTTGTATTGGTCTGCTATTTCAAATACAGGTTGTAATTCATTTAATTCTACGGTTGCAGCTTCAATATGTTGTTGCAATTCCTCTAATATCGCTCTATCCGAATCAATTGTATTTTGAGCTTCGATTGCATTTTGCACGAAAACGTTAGATGTACAGTATTTGCAGTTTGGATCATATTCATGAGATTCGAGATGTTTAATTTTTTCTTGTTTTGCATTTACTTGTTCCTGTTGTTGTCTAAATTTTTGAGTTTGTTTGTTTATGTTAGATTCTAATTTTTGATATTGTTCAATTTGTGCGTTTATTAAATCTGCATCAATATTAACTAATTCAGATTGTAATGAATCAATGTTTTCTGATAATGTTTCTAATTCTTGTTCTGCTGTTTCTATTTCCGTTTGAATTGATTCAATCTTACTAATTAGTACGCGTTCTTGTGATTGCAATTCTTTGATGTTTGGACCATCGTATGTTGTTGGCAATTTAGTTTCAATTAACTGTACAATTTGTTCTTGTAATCCATTTCGTTGATCTTGTTGTTGATCTTCAAGTTGTTCTAACGAAATAATAGTATCTTGATTTTCTATTATTACTGCATCAGCATGCACGATTATCTCGGCAAAGTCAGTTTTTTTATAATCTTTTAATCGGCCTGCAGTTTCTTTGATTTCATCTGCTGCAAGTTGATAAAGTTGTTCAAACACCGTAATATCTAAAAACTGCGACAATAAATCTTTGCGTTCTTTTTGCGACTTTTCAATAAAATTGTTGTTGTCTGCTTGCAGAGAAAATGCCGTTAAAATAAAATCATCATATGTGCCTAAATAGCGACGAATGTTTTTATTTGTTTCACTGCGTTCTTCACCATTTAGATTTTCTGAATCAGTGTAAAAATCTACATCAACTTTGACGTGCGTATCTTTCTTTTTGTTTTGAGTGCCACGTCGTTCAATAGTATATGTTATGCCATTCATTTCAAAACGAAATACACCACGAAACCATGTTTTTTTATTGTTTAATACTTCATTTGCTTTGCTTGTTTTGCTGCATTTATCAAATATAGTATATGTAATTGCATCAAGTAAACTTGATTTGCCGGATGCATTTGCAGCAAAAAGTCCGCACACATCAGAAAGTTTGTCAAAGTTTAATGTGTTGCCTTCTCCATATGAAAACATGTTATCAAATTCAAATGATATAGGATGCCATGTAGTATGTCGTATTGATTCTACTGCTGGCAATTTTGAATTTATTGTGCGATTAATGTGTCTGATAGCATCAACTTCTTGCGGAGTAGCTTGTGGATAATTTGCGTCAATATATTCCGTTAACAAGGTGTTTTGATATTCAACATCGCGCACATTTCCAATTGCCAAGCTAGAAGATGCATTGGTTGCTGCAGCTCCTATAGTTCGTTGAATTGTAATGTCTTCTACTTGATATTTTTTTCGAATCGTTGCAATCAACCGTTTCATATCTGCCGCGCTTGTTTCATTAAACTTGATGCGAATGCGTGGACGTTTTGGCATACGATGCGGCGAAGATATAATTGCAGAGCCTTGAGTTTCTATAGTTACATAACCATAGTCATTTTCAATTTGCACAAAGTCTGCAGTACGTCGTTCCATATCCCAAACCAAAATGCCATGATCTAATGCTTCACCATGATTTTGTTGAATAAGTGAACCTGGATATGCAACGGTGCGTGCATCATCTAAAAACTGTGCTGGTTTATGAATATCTCCTAGCAACGTAATGTCATGTCCTTCAAACAAATCAACGCCTACATGTTCATTTGATATTTGATAACCAATATCAGTACGAGCTGTATTTACTGCACCATGGTGTAACGCAATTTTATATGATGCCGAAAAATCTTTTGCACGAATGTATTCTGCAGGTGTTTTATCAACAGCCATATGATTCCAAGTTACTCCACCTAATTCAAACAATCCATTTTCTTTAATGAAATGAATATTAGGATTTTTAATCACATCGAGAACTGGACTAACTGCATCTACGCGATGCATATTGTTCAAATTCATATCATGATTGCCTAAAATAACAATTGTAGGAATTGTGAATTCATTGAAGAAATCAACAAGCATTTGAACTAATTCCGGTGACATATCCAATTTACTATGCACAATATCTCCGGTCACAACCGCAATGCTGTTTGCAGTACAATTTGTTTTGATATAATCAAATAAATTTTTAAACACTTGACGATATTCAGTATGTCGTTTCAATGTACGAATATGTACATCGGATATATGAAAGATTTTGTCAATCCGTTCAATTCCAGTTTCAATTTTTTTTATGTCCATAACATGTCCATTTTGAGTGCCATTATGCCTTCAAATGTTAATATATCAGTATCGTTAATAATTCGTGTAATTTGTTCAAAACCTAATTCTGATGCATCTGCATCTTGCAATCGTACAAAATAAACATTTAAACCTTCTGCCATGAATCGTTCTGCAATTTGCACTGCATTGCGAAGTGCATCAGCATCCAAGCAAATATAGATATCTCGAACTCGTTTTTCAATAATTTTCTTTTGCAATGCCGGTTGAATGATTTTACCAAATAACGGTATTGCATTGCGTTTAATTGCAATTGCATCAAACGCCCCTTCACAAAGAACGATAGGTTGTGACCAATTTATAGTTAAATCGAATCCAATGATATCTTTTGATATTTTAGGATTTTTATGTTTTTGTTTGTCTGCTCGATAAAATGCTCGAGATACAAAATAATTTAGTTGTCCCGCTTCATCATAACTAGGAATGATTATTTTCCCAGAATATTCACCTTGTTCGCAATATCCAATTCGATACTTTAAAATATCCAACATTCCAACATCTCGTTGTTGCAAATAATGAATTGCATTGCGATAATCAGGTGTATTTTTTTTATTCCATAATGGAACATAATGTTCCGGCAAAGCCAATGTTACCGTTGATTTTGTTTCTGCAGTATTTCGATATCTAGCAGATTCAATTATTTTTGAAAGTTGTTCAAACCATTCTTTTGACAAGCCCATTTGCTTAAACAAGCTGTTAATAGTTCGACCTTTCTTATCTGATATCCAACAATGCCATGGATTTTCTCCTGCATGATTAGTATTAACGTCAATTTCTAATTTCGGTTTGTAATGTGAAGTAAATGGCGAAAAGAATGCAATGTTATTGCCGGAAGTAGATTTGCCTTTACCTAAAACTGATTCTAATAATTGTAGCAGTTTAAGATTCTTCACAATTATATTATAATGAAAAACTGTAAGGAATCCAATTAAATATAATTAATATATAATATATGTTAAGCACATACATTTCATTACTAGCTTAACGATTGAATCAATAAATTCTTCAATCTATTAATAAAATAAATTTCATTAACTTTCATGAATATATTAAAAATAATTCACAAAACAAACCTTAACTAAAAAAACGTTTTGGGTCTGCTGATACTTCGCCTGTTTTTACGCATTCTGTAAACCATTCTGCTGGAATATCTTTTTTTGCAATATGTTGAATACCTAGCTTGCGAGCAAATGCTTCATATGTAGTTGGCGATGTTTTTGACAATTTTTGATTAGGATTTTGAAATACTATGCGAATGTCGATGCCTGGATTAGACTGTAAAACATGTTTCATTTTAGTACGATCTGCAGTAGTCCAACGTCCTTTAGTTTCAATGTACATGGTACCGCCATTGCGTTTTGTAAATACAAAATCTGGAGTATATTTTGCTTTGCGTTCTGGTACTACGTAATGCAATGTTTCTGTTTCATATCGAAGTTCGTAGTCTGTTTGTTTGATTTGATCAGAAACTGTAAGTTCTAGTCCAGATTTATAACCATGTTTAAGTGCATTAGCTCGTTTTGAATTACCCGAACTATGAAAATGATTTCGTCTCATAACTTATTCTAAAATAGATGATTCAACCCAACATATTAATTCTATGTCTTCTTCGCCTCGTTTACCTAATATTTTAACTTTTGTATATTTATCTTTAACCTCAAATTTTTCTAATTGTTTAGTTGTTTCATCATTAACAGTCATGGTACCTTTATTTTTAAATACAAATTTACCTTTGTCTTTTTCATATTGATAAACAGCAAACGATTTAATATCAGATCTAACTGTACCGTATTTTTTACTTACATCAATATTAAATAGTTTAATTAATTTGTCCACATCGCCTGGAGCATCAACTGTTGTCATTTTAGATATAAATTCCTGAGATGACATAGTTTTGTTTACAAGTTTTGCATGATCTGCTTTGTCAGCAACATACCATTTATTTTCTTCAATTGAATATGTATATACACGCGTATCGTCTGCCGATTGTGTGTAAACTATTTTGTTGGTTGTAGGGTCTGTATATGGATATGTAACGGGTTTTTCATATGCAATAAACTTTCCATTTTTTAGTTCTCCTGTTGCAGTATACTCGCTACTTGCATCGTTACGTTCATAATAAACTCCGTTTTTAGGTGTATCATGTCCCATAAATGTACCAGTGTATTTAAACGCATATAAGTCTGATTGATCTCGATAATAATACATAGAGCCTTTGTCGAATTCGAATTCGAATTCTGTTTCTACACGGCCGTTGGTTTTATTATACGCTGATTGTATATATATGATAGTCGTGCCTATAAATTTTGATTTATCATATTTGTTAAAATTTTTATCTATATCAAACGTAAATGTACCATCATAATATGCACCACGTTGAAATTCTCCTTCAAATGTACCATACTTACAATTTTGTTCACAATCTTTAGGAATCCTAAATCTTCCTTTACCCTTCAGTGGAGTTAGTGAATAATACCCAGTAATTGGATCAATACCAATGTCAGCTATTCCAGTAAAAGAAGTGTCAATATTAAAATTATCCGCCGCTGACCCCGGAGTTACGTGTTGTGATCCTAAAGTGACTTGATTTGGTTGTTTAGTTTGAAATGTAGATACATTAATTCGATTCATGAATCTAAAATCCGGCACGGAATTTAGCATTGACGTTGATTGTTTAGTTGCTGGAAAATTTTGCTCCCACCAATTCGGTGCATCTTTTTCTATAGTTTTCATTGTATCTTTTAATGCAGCTGTCCATTTAATAGCTTGTGGCTGTGTTATAACTAAAGTACTATATTCATCATCTGAACTAGTAAAAGATAATATATTTTTCATATACAAGCTTAGTTCACGGCTAACTGTTTTATTTAAATATCGTTTTATTAATTCTAATAATCGACCCAACGGAGTTTCAGTCGATGTATCTACAATCCAAACTGCAAAAACCTTTCTACGATCAGTTCCTTTAGGTACACTAACAACAATTCGATAACTATAACTATAATATTCATTTAATGTTTTATCCATTCTCATTCTATCAACAATTGCAGAAATCATTTGCTCATATGTTGGATTTTTAGATTTATCTTTTCGAATTGCAACAACTAAAAATCCTCGAGTAGCACCATTTTCTTTAGCAGCGTTATCAATAAAATGAACACGAAGTTTTTGTAAATTGCTGTCACCATATGTTGTTTTTGGTATTTTATACACATATCCAGTTGTTGGATCAAACTCTAGATCTTTTTTCTTTTTTTTCGAATCATCATCTTCGATTAAGTGCTGTTCTAACAATCGTTTTTGAATTAAAACTGACCGTATATATTGTTCTACTCGATTCATAATACTTTTCTTTAATAAATATATGTTACCAATCAATCATTACAAATTTGTTGTTCCAAATCATAACGTTGTCAGGTTTAAAATCTAAATCCAAATCTAAATCTTCAATACCAATTGATTGTATATCTTTTTGTAACGCCCGTAAAAAATTTATCAATTTAATATCAAAATCACGTCCGCCATCTGCATCTAAATAATCAAAAATAGAAACTTCTCCGCCTTGCTTACGTGCGTATATTTTGTAAGATGAAATAAATTGATCGATCGATTGTTTTTGATCATTTGATAAATTGTCAGCTTTTGCCATGATATACATGTTACGACCATCCACATAATATACCGGTATAAAAGTTGTATATTGTGAATAACGATCAACAATTATTTCTGCAACACGATATTCTTCAGATTCAGTTGTTATTTTAAACAATTTATCTTCGTCATCGATTTCATAAACACGTCCATTATCTCCACTTCCAAATAATTTAAATTGTTTGTTTTGTATTTTTTGTAAAATTCGTTTTAAATCAACATCAACAATTTCATTTAATAATTTTTTAAGTCGTATCATTATTATCCTTTAACCGTTATGTTTTTATCTAAATCTAAACGAATTAAAAAATTCATATCAACATCACTACGTTTACGTACTGGCTGAGCTAATTTACCAATAGCTAACAATTCGCCAGAGCCATTATATAAACCTATAGTTGTTATATATGGTGCAAACGTTTCCGTTGAAACAAATGATTGGTATGTTGCATCATCATCAGCTGTTAATGTAACATTGGTTGACATATTAAAATCGTCAGCATCTAATCTAGTTATAACACCCAATTCATGAATTGTTACGGTGCTACGATATGATGCAGTATATGGTGTATTAATTATATTGTTAATGCGATAATCTGCAGAAGAAAAAACAATAATTCCATGTTTAGAAAATACATTACCTACATACGGAGTTTGTAATGCAGTTCCACCTTCCGTACGGTTAGATAACGCACTTATCTGCGAAGCGGTAAGTGACTTGTTAAAGATTCTTATTTCATCTAAATAACCTTGTAGATTCAAACTATTGGGGCTAAATCCGCCGATTTTTAACGTATCTCGATTATCAATTCTAGCAGATGCAGATAATGGGGATGTAGGAATCGTAAATAATGGAGTAGTAGTAGATGATTGCAAAGTACCATTTACATACATTTGCATACTGCTACCTGATTTTTGACAAACTACATGGGTCCAACTCGATGTTACAACGGTTGACGATGTAATAAAAGCTTTAAACCTATCACTACCTGCAGTTGTAAAAATCAATTGATTGCTACCACTTAATTCTATTCGAAACGGATATGTAGGTGTAGTGCTTCGAGATGCTTTTGTTGCAATCAATTGATTGGCAGATGTTGAATTTGTACCACTAATAAAAAACGAAACTGCATAATCATGATCTCGGTCATATAAACCTGTTAATGTAGATTCAATATAACCAGAACCAGAAAAATATGCTGCTAACCCTAAAGCACGTTGTTGCCCGGTTGTTGTTGTAATACCAGGTACATACGTTACGCCTGCAGATGTATATGTAATTCTAGATGTATCAAAATATTCATTAAATCCTTCATACCACATTACATTTGTTACGATTGATGCAGTATTAAATGCCGAATCTATAATATTGCCATACCGATCACTAGAAAATGAACCAGATACAGAAGATGTAAATGAAAATGATGTAGGTTTTATGCCTTCGCCTATTCGCACTTGAGGAATAGACAGTATTGATGCAGTTTGATATAATGCTTTTTTAGTTCGAGTTAAATCAGTAGGACCATATGTTTTTGCAGGTTCTGATTTATTTTTATAATATAAATGATTTACAGAAAAATACGTAACGCTTTGCAAACTGCCGTCAATGTTTGCAGCATCATTGTATGTTAATTCACTTCCTAATGCAGGTAAAACATTAACATCAGAATATATTCCTTGCAAAGGCAATGCACTTGAAGTTACACTACCCGAATAAAACGTCCAAGATTTATATGATTGAAATGCATTGATTGTAACATCGGAGCTATCAATTTTTTTAAAAACTGATGGATATACGCCTACGTATGAATCTTCTGTTTGACTTGTTTTTAATTGTGCCATTATAGTAAAAACCCTGCTACATTTAATATAAATATAACAGGGCTTAAATCAGTGTCGATTTTAGAAATCTAGTTTAACTCGTATAAGAGCTTCTCGCTGAAATGATTTCAATAGTGGTTTAGACAGTTTTGCTACCGCTAATAATTCTTGACTATCATTATATAATCCAACCGTTGTAATATATGTTTTAGGATCGCCTATAAAAGTTGATTGTGCAATTTGACCAACACTGCCAGATACATATGACGGATTATTTGAAAAATTATATTCTGCATTTTTAATTCTTACAAAATAATGCGTACTTGTTACTTTTTCAGAATTACGTGCAATAAATCCATATGGATCGGCTGTTGCAGGATCTGTAAATACCGCAGACCCGGAAATGGAATGATATAATACGAAATGATTATTTCCTTCCGAACTAGAACCAGTATTAGTTGCAAAACCTAATTTTTGATCAAGCATTTTACCATCTAAAATCAAAGTACCATAATCTGGATATGCTAACCCGTAATATACCGGAGCGGTTGAATTATAAACTCCCGAATTAATTGAACCAGAAACAATGTTATAAACTTTACCCGATTGACCAATAGCAGCAGATGCAATCGAAGAATCATCAATAAGTTGAATTACACTCGATGTTGCATGCATAGTTACAGAACCGGTTGCATTTGTTGCTCGTGTTGCAACTGACTGTAATGGAATTTCCCAATTTCCTGGATCTAAACGTTCTTTCATTCGATTACGTTTAAAGTTAACAACATATATATAGTCTGTACTTCCGGATCCGGCCGTTGTAAAACGTGTATCAGTTGGAGCAAGTAAAAGTTGTCGATATTGTGAGTAAACTGCTTTACTTGGAGAATCGTTAAGTTGTCCTTGAGAATCAGATCCACTACCTAATGCATGGCCAAATGCTAAAGCAAACTGTACAGCAGCACCGTCTGCACTAGGAGTTGATTGATATACATCAGCATAATACCGTCGTTGCGTTGTAGTTTGACCCGATGCAGTAAAATATGTAGTTAAATTAGCTAAATTATCACTCCATAAACCTGCAGTAACCGTTTCAATTTGATTTGCAACAACATCATTTATCGGATCAAACTTTGTATAGGTTCTACCATTACGAGCTAAAATTTGTGCTTGATCGCGTTCTGCTACAATTTGATTTGCCAACTGTTGTGCTAATTGTCGTACTTGATCATTAATTATAGAATCCGTACCAGCAGTAGTTGCATTAGCTGTCATCGATTCTTGCGCCGGCGAAAACGATTGTTGCTCCCTTGATATAATAGGTACTCCGCCTATTCTAGGTTGTTGTTTTAATCGTGTAATGAATTCATTCATTTTCATAATATTTTCCATTTATATTGTTGCAGTAGTTGCTCGGTTAACAGTTAAATTAATAGTTACACTACCACCAGTTTCATTTGCAATCACTGTTATAGTTGCAGTTTTAGTTTCAATTAATTGTGTTTTAGCAACAACTCGGAATTCAAATCCTGCAACTGCAATGCTTTGTGCATCTTCATTATCTCCAATAAAACGAGGAGTAGTTGGAAGTACTGAATTTTGCAATGCTCTAGTTACTTGAATATTAGCTACACTTGAATCTGATAAAATTGCCGTATAACCTAAAGTTGCATTGCCTCCTCTAAAGTTGCTTGTATTAGGAGCAATAATTGTAGAATCGCCTGGCGCTGCTAATGTAATTGCGGTATTTCCTACTGTAACAACTGGTATATTAGTTGTTTGTTTTGGCAATGTAATTAGTTTGTATTTAAGCGCTTGAGTTTCGTCAGCAACTGCTTCTACGATTGGCATATTTTCAATAATAGTTCCGTAATAAGCAGTTCCAAGCGGATGATCTGGATTCCATAATGAATAATCAATTTCATCATCTCCTACTGCAAATTGTGTAATACTAAATGCATTACCACCTCGAGCTAAAAGTTCTCGGCCTTTCAACGTTAAAATTGCGTCGACCGTAACGCTTGAATTATCTAAATATCCCATATGTTTTTACCTTATTTAATATAAATATACAATCTATAAATTTCTATACTAAAACAAAACTACCTTGTTCACCATTGTTTTGATAAATTAATTGATTTGGATTTGCCGTTCTCCACTCTACAACAGGTCCGCCATCTACGGTTTGAGTTGAATTGATATTAAAATCAGGCGAAGTAAGTTTTGCACCAGCATACCGTTGATTTTCAATACCTTGTGGTAAATAATCTTGAAACTCGGCAAAACTTCCGGTAAACTTTTTACTTAATGTTAAAGCATATGAACTAGAGCCATATGTACCAGTACCGTAAAACCCAATTACGCCCGAAGATGTTATTGCAGTTGCATCAATCAATTTAAATTCTGAATATGTGCTTGTAATATAAATTGGAGCCGTTCCTTCGCTGAGCCAATATGGTGTTGATGCTGTAATATAAGTACTACCAGACCGTACTAAATATTGATGCGAATACGTAACACCATCATATTTATCAGCAGTTGATGCAGTCAAATATATTTGCCATTGATCATCATCTTCGGCTGTAAGTGATAATATTGCTCCATCAATTGCACCTAAATATTGTAAATAATCTCCCGATGTTGTTGGCGCTGTGTCTACAATTGTAGTTGTAAATGAACTATCATATCGTTCTATTTTTGGAAGAATTGAATCTTTGCTACGTTCAAAAATGTTTGGCTGAATCATGATGCCTGTTAATTTATCAGTTCGCGCCGGTAACAATTGTTCTAATTGCCGGAAAAATGATAAATCAAACATTGTAAACATGGAAATATATGCATTGATATCATTTTTATTTTGATATTTTTTCCAATATGATTGTGCTGCTTGAATTAATTTAGGATATGATTTTGAATCAGTTTCGCCCGGATCACCAATGTATTGATCTAATTCTGCAAATCCTAGTTGTGCAATTATATCTTCATCAATCATGGTCTGCGGAGAAAAATAAACACCTAATTTTTTGCTATCTAACGGTGCAGTATCAAACTGACTACGTTCTGCTCTAGTTTTTATATCTAATGAGCCAACTAATCGATTTGATTCAATTCTAATTTTATTATCATCAAGTGTACCAACTCCTATCGATGGCGCATCATAATAATACGTTTCTTCATATGAATCATATGGGGTGTTTATAGACCAACCCGCAAATGATGCAGATATTGTAGATGACTTAGGTTGCACTCCAGTTAAGCTACCCGTTAATGCATGATTGATTTTTTGTGTTAATGGCAATCTAAATACCAATTCATCATATGCATCTATATTTGCATTATATGCTCCCGGAGCTTTAACGTGATTATTAAATGCATTATCATTTAATGATGATGACCAAAATCTTAATTCTTGTAATTGACCAACAAATCTACTAGCACCTGCAGAAGTTCCGCCTAATGTAAGTGTACTCGATCCAGCAAATGATGCAGTAGCTGAAGCTGATACTGCAGCTACAACTTTGCCATATTTAGATTTTTTTGTAATTAAATCTAAATTAGTACCATTTGTTCGCAATACGGTAGAAACCCATTCGTCATTGTATAATTCAATTAATCCCGAAGATGTGCCATTAATTTTCATGACACCCTTGTTACCACTATTAAACTCCATTGTAACCGCATTAGCACCTATGTTAAACAGGTTCATAGTAGTTGGTATCAAAGGATTAGTTGCAATATTATCTGGTCTAAAACGAAGTTCAACCGCGTTAATTGACTGCGAATAATTTACAGTAACCGTTCCTGCTGCATTGCCACTTAAATCTAATGCATAATCAAAATTGTATTTTTCATATACAGGAGCTCGATCTAATCTTGGTCCACCATATTCGTTGATACTTATAAATGATTGTGGAATTCCGTAACATGCAAGTAGTGCTTGTACGCTGCGTTTAGTTCCTTTTGATTTTAATAATAATGGCAAGTTATTAACAATCCTACGCCATATAGCATATGTTATATTTTGTCCAGAAACTGACGGATCTCCAACGGTATTTGATCCAGTTAACGGAACTCCAGCTTCTGATGTTCCCAGTACATACTGCCATAATTCTTGCGATTGATTTCCATTAGTTAAATTCCATCCGAATTGTTTTGCAACTGAATATAATAATTCATTAGGCATACCCAATTTAGGATTCTCTTCTCGTTTATTAACTAATGATATATTACGGATATATGTATGCAATATATCAAAATGTTGACCTAACATATGAGTAAATGTAATCAAATCAACATTTGCCGAATCATTTCGTATAAATTCTGGTATAACATAGTATAAAGAATTTATATTTTCAACATCATAAAATGAAGCTGAATCGTATAGTCCGTTATACCAATTATTGAATATACTACTAGTAGTTGAAACTAATGCGTATGGTTTTGTTGCATTTAATTTTGGTACTGGACTAACATAGCTACCAGTTAATCTACTAACATTAGCTAATTCTAATGGCAATGTATACGTAGTTAATTTTGATGATGATTCATAGTATAGAAATTTTTCAAAATCATCAAATCCACTAATTAATGAAGTTTTTAAATTAAAAAAGTCTTGTGAATTAGTAGTAGCAACACTGCCAGATAATGATGCTACTGCTGAACTTTGACTAGTATATTGTTCTAATAGTTGTAATTTATATTTAAAGTTTTCTAAACGTTCTGTTGCAGAACTATAAAAAACAAAGTTATTGAAGTCCGAATAATCAATATTTAATTTAACTCCAGATAAACTTCCTGAAAAATATGCATCTACAATTTGTTGCGATGTTTGAACCGATGAACCTAATATATCTGTCCAAGTTCTATAATCAGTTCCTGCTGAAGTTTGTTGTGGAGAAAATGCTTGCCAATTTGGTCCAGCTAAAGAATTAAATTGTTTTTTATTAACCTTAGGTTGAATTGCAACTCGGTCAATATATGTAGGTTTTTGTTCTTCTACAACCCAACACTTAAAATCTACTGCAATATCTTGCGATAATGGGTCATGAAGTTTAACGTATAGATATTCCCCAATTACTACACTATTAACAAATAATGCGCAGTTATTTCTACTAAAATTTAATAGATATGGTTTATAATACTGTTGTGTTGTTTGATTTACAGTTTGAATATAATTGGTAATCTGCTGTAAAAATTCTAGGTCGGTATCATCAATTGCACGAAGCCGTATCTCGGTACGATCTGGAGATATTTCATCTATTCGTAGATGCTGTCGCTCATAACTACCAATTAAATTTTTAAAGAAATTAAATGCAATACGGAAATTGCCTGCCGTTAATTTTAATTTTTCAAACTCAGAATATAAATCAATACCAATTGCAGTATTAATTGGTATTATTGCATTAGTAGCTTTGTCTTTAAATTCAGGTATTTTTGTTTGAAATTGAATTTTATGATTTCCTGTTAACCAAGTATCATTAGAATATACATGAAATTCAATTCGATTATCATCGGACACATTAATAATATCCGTATTTAGATATACTGGCTCTACAAGATCATATGCTGCAAATTCAGATTTAGTTCGAACAATACGTTCACCAGAAACGGATTGTATTGCCGATTTAATTTGTTCTATATTTTTATACTGGGTTAACATTTAACTCCTGATTCCAAAGATCTACATTTTTATTTGCATCTGTAATAACCCAATATGACTGTAATGCATTTATTGTGTGAAATTGCGTATCATTATTTTGTCCGGCTTTCGCTCCGATGCTAAAGCTATCTCCAATTTCAAATTCTGAATTAGGAATAACGATGTCAACTTCTAAATCTTGAACTTCATATTGATTTATAGATCCTGGCGTATTAGGTACAAATGTTGAAGTATTTTCAAATGTACGATATTCCCTATCTAAGCCTTGTTCGCTTGCTTTAATTATAGAAAAATACGCAGTACCATGGCCAGACGGTGCATCATATCGATGTTGCAATTTGATTCTAAATCGAAGATCGACGTCTAAATTTTTAATTTCTTTTGAAATTGTATATCTGTTTGTATATTGTTGCGATAATCCATCTTGTACATCATCCATTAAAATACCAGAATAATCTGTACCTTCTAAAATTAGTCTGTTTTCACTTGGACGATATCTTGCAAACACCGGATCTGGTAATGCTAGATCTACATTTAAATCTAAATCAAGTGACGCATTATCAAATTTAATACTAACAGGGAAACTATAGTAAGTAAACTGAGTATCTATTACTTTAAGTATAGATGCATTAGTAATTCTTTGTGTAGTTGGTTCTATAATCAATAATTGGTTTTTTTCTATACCCTCCTGTAAATTTATATTACCATTTTCATCTCGAATTACAACAGAATTATTATTAGAAAGTTTAGTTAAACCATCACGTTGATATTCCGTTTGACGTTTAGCCGCAAAATCGTCTAATTTTGATAACGCAGATGTATTTAATTGTATATTCATTATCTAGTTACTTTGAAATATATTTGATCATCTATATATTGTTCTGTAAATCCATCTACTAATTTTAAATTTATTCGATAATAACGCTCTGGCATTAAACCGTTCATATCCATGTAAATAAAATTACTAGTACTATCACAACTTACTTTAGTATAAATATTATCGTAAGGAATTATGACTTCATCTGTAGCTGCATCAGAAACTGAATAATATGATGATGTTGGCAGAAATTTTACGGTTTGAATTGGAAATAAATTTGTTGCAGATTTTTGCGGATATTTATCTCGTGCGTAAATTCGTATTTTTGAAATTTCTGTGTCTTTATAAGTTGGTTTAATCTTTGTATATACCTCATACGAATCTAAATTAACGGATGTTAATGATCCGGTTGTAAACGTAGTATTATTAAAATACATTGTTAGTTTAGGCACATAAATTGTATGAGTTTCTCTACTAAAAAATCTTACATAGCCAGCAACATTATTATTTGTTTCATCTGCATCCGAAAATTGAAGCAAAAATCCGTAATTCGGAATTGATATTCCGTTGCTGCCACTTAACCAAATTTTAACTGCATCAGTTACATCGAGATTTAAATCACTTGTACGATAAGAAAATGATTCAGATGCAATTAATGATAATGTATTTCCTGAACCAGAATAATACAAATAATTTCCTCCTGCCCCTGACCCAGAAATATACAAACTACTAGAATTAATATTGACGTATTGACTACCCGATATCCATGTAGATCCAGATGCCGATCCAGACCACGTTGCACCATCAATATTTAATGCAGCTAAATATCCTGTACCATTAACCCAATCTTGACCCAACATCTTTGCGTTAATGATATAATCAGACGGCAAATTTTTTGCATGAGATGTATATAAATTTAATATGAATTTACAATCATTAACCGTTTTAGAATATTTTGATAATGATGCTGAAATTTCAGTCATATCAAATTTGACAATACTTCTAGATTTTAATAACGTATCACCTTGTGCATCTAAACGTTTTCCTACTTCTAGTATTTCATCTAGTCCTGTATTATAATCAGGGTACCGTTCATACAACGTTGTGTCTTTTGATGCATAAAATATTCTAAACATTTTAATCCTTAATAATTAACTACTCGGCCACGTATATCTTGATTAGGAAACTTAACTTCAAACATACTAGGATCCAATGACGGATAAATTATTCCATTTTTTGTAGCCGATGCTAAATCATATGCATTGCCAGAATAATTTAAATCAGAATCATATAAATTTTTAAATGAAACATTAACTACTGACTGAACTCCTTTTACGTTTGCTATTAAATTTGCAACATCTGATTTTATAATAGGTTGATTTATTTGCCAACGATCAACGTTAAAATACGCTCTAAGATCACTAATACATTTCAACAATACTTCATTGCTATTATAATTTGTTAATACTGATATTTCAAAATCAATACCAACGTTAATAATAAATGCATCTTTAATATTTACCGCATCTGTTAAAATTCGATAATAATTTAAATATGTTTTTAAATTTTGCTTGATTGCATCATTAACTGCAGTAAGTTGTTTATTTTTATTATAGCCCAAAATATACATATTCATTGCATACGGATTTAAAATTCTGTTTTTTTCTAAATCCTGTTGAGAAATTTGATCATCGGGAACTATATATGCCTTAGCAACGCTTCCAAACTTTGCCGGCATTGAATATGTTCGAATTATATAATCGTCTCGGGTTACTAAACGATTTTGTGTAGCAAAATTAGCCAATGCGTTATTCTTAATATCATCTAACGTGTCTGCCGTTTTTGCACCAACAGCTGGATTCACGTTTGTTACAGCTAATGATGATTTTATAAGATTTACAATGTTTATGTTGTTTGTAGAATTAATATCCTCAACATACTCTATTCCGATAATATTAGTCAATGTATTTGCATCTACATTATCTTCAATTCCATTACCAACTGTATATGTAATTGTTAGCGTTGTGTTAGATGGCGCTTGTCCGTATGTTCGAGTATATAAAAAATTAGATGGATCAATATCTATATTAACATTTCTTCGAAGCGTAGATAATCCATTTCCTACGTTAGACGGATTTGGAACAATTTCTTCATCGTTATTATCAGAAACACCTGCACCAAATTGAATTTCTAATTTATTATCTGCACGTAATCTACTAACAAATCGTTTTGCAGTTTTACGTAATTTTAATAAACTAGGAGCAGATGAACGATATGATGCAAAGTCTGGATCATTTTCTAGTAAATTTGGTACTTCTTCAAATATCGTATCTTGTGCTAAATATGAAACTTCATACCAATTATCTCCGTCTGATTCAGTAACCGAAACTATTTCAATAACATTTAAATCTGACAATACTACCTTGTCATAAGGTATAGGAGCGCCAAATGTAAAAGTAGCTGTTTTAATTTCACCCGAAACAGCAGGTACTTGTTTTTTTAACAAATAATACGTTGGTAATTTTGTAGCATTATTACTTTCATATATGGTTATTTCAGTTGGATCATATGATGATGAAAATCCAAATTCTACTGATTCTAAGGTTCTAAATACTGAATTTGATGTTGTATGTTTAACTCGCATTCCTGGTTTAATTGATAATGCATAATTAAAATCGGGTCGTACGGAAGTACCTGTTCCTATTGCAGGAACCAATTGATATACATCTAATACTACATGTGCAGGAATTGAATTTTTTGGTTGATACCCCAATGTTTTTGCAATATCATATATATTACCTCGTTCTGTCGCATATTGCAACATCGATTCTTTTAAATTGTTATCAGTATAATATGAAAGAACATCGCCTACATATGATGCCATATTAATAAACAATGTTCCTGGCGACGATTCATTGAAGTTAGTATATGTAGTAGGAAAGTATTGTTTAGCAAAATCAATTAAATTTTGCCGAAATTGTCCAAAATCTTTTCCTAAATATGAAACATCTTTATTATTTTCCATTTATTGTCCTACTTAATATACGTTAGTTGCCACCAACTATTTGATTATTTTGAATAATTACAGTACCAGTATTAGTTGCTGATATAACTAGTTCTGCAGCAACTTCTACAACATTAACATTGAATTGAATTTTTACTACAACATCATATGTTAATTGCGGATTATCTTCAGGTGTAGTGACATCAATTGATGTAATTTCTATTAATCCAACTACAAAATACGTACTTACTGCACTACGTATTTCTTCATCAATATCTTGTTTAATGAACGAATTATTTGGTTCAAACAATATACGTAACAAATTGGTACCGAAACTAGGATTACCAACAATTTCACCCGGCATTGTTAACAATAAAAATTTTAAATCGTTGATTGTTTGATCTAAAGTTTTATTTGTAGAAGTAAATATATTTTGTGTAGAAATGCCTAAACCATACGGTGTATTTTTAGTAATAGTTGCAGGATTAACTACTAAATATGGCACGTTATTTTCCTTTTTTATTGTTAATGGCTTTCATTAAAGCCGAATAATCTCGAGTCATTGCTTGTTGAACTTCTTGCGGTACTTCAAATACCTTACCCGTTTCAGGATCTTCCATTACTTTAGGTGCAGCAGGGGCAACACCTATTGCCTCTTTCATGTTTTGTCGCATTGCACCAAAATTAACTGCATCGCGTGATGTCATTCGAATTTCTTCCATTCCTTCATTCATTATATCTCGAAAACTATTTAATGCTAATGGTTGATCTTCCGTTAATGCATCAGTTTCATTAAGTACGTTAGCCCATTTATTATCATTAAACTGAACTGTTTTACGTTTCGGCGATGGTGGTAGATTTTTATGACTAGGCATATTAGTTGTTTTTGCTGGTTGTTTCATCTCCGTAATTGTAGATTGTAAACCCTCACGAAGAATTTCAGTTAATTCTTCTTTTATAACTTCTCGTACGGCAGTTTTAAGTGCTTTTACTAATGTTTTTGAATCCATATGACTTCTTTTATATAAATATTAGGTTTAGTAATTTATGCCTAACGGCCATTCTGTATCAGATAATTTCGGTCCGTAAAATATTAAATTTTCTGTATCAATATAATAATCACCCAATTTACCAATATCTGCTGTTGGTCTTCCGGTTTGTTGAAATACTGTACTCGGAGCTTCTTGTAAATTACTTAATACATTTAATTGTCTAGTAATTAAAGTTTGAATTGTATTAGCTCTATCAAGTAAATCTTGTTCCGACACATTAATGTCTCGATAAAAATCTGATGGAAATAAATCGTTGTATGTATTTATGTCGACTGGGGCTGAGGTATCAATTGTAGGCATTGTAATATCAGGTACATCCCCATTACATGCACTGCTTAATTTTTTCAATGCTTCTTGAATTGGCGGCATTACTACCGGCGGCAATTTATTAATTAATGTTGGAGGATATTCTGCTAATTGATTAATACATGTTAATGCATTCGAAATAGTTGCATTTTGAATTTCTTGTAATTGTTGTGCAATAAACAATGGAGCCGTAACTGGATTTGACAATTGTGCAGCTGTAATTGCAGTCTTTATACCTTGCGCAACGTTAACCACAGTTTTTACCGTATTAACTACTTGTTGAACTTTAGGTATAGTTTGCTGTACTTGTTGAATTTGTTGTTGAATTGCTTCTAAATCTCGTTTAAGTTTTTTGATTTTAGGATCATCACACTTACATTTTATTGGGATCTGAATCGAATCTTGTACTACTTTTAAGGATTGATCAATCAACTTATCCGCCTCCTTTAAACCTAATTCAACTAGTTGATTAGTTAATTTACCAGCTAATTTAGGTATTTCATCTAATGGTGGTACTATTGCCATATTTTACTTTTATTTTCTAGGATTAAACTACACTGTTATTTTTCTAGGATTAAATTCCATTCGGTATTTTGAACTTACTAAATCATCTAATTTTTTACGGGCAGAGCTTAACTGAGTTTGTGATATAAATCCTCCAGTTAATTCACCGCATTGTATAGAAACAAATTGTAAATGATCTAATATTTTTCCTAATACATCTAACAATACATCTCCATGAACCAATGGTTGACTTGCCTTTTCTCCACCAATATGTATTTCTCCTGGCGTATTTAATATGATACCCATTTCAGAATCAATAACGGCAACATCGCGTTTAGCTCGAAGTATGATTCGATCTGCAATGCCTACAAATTGCGAACCTGCAAATGAATTATGTACTGTCAAATCTCGAGATAATTTTAATGTACTTAAGTTTTGTGTGCTAGTTAAATACAATGATGATGCATCTCGTTCTGCGTCTTCTACAACAAATTCTTTTTTCGATAAGTTTTCACTCCCATTAGATAAAACAATAATTGGATCGCCTGAGTTATTGCTTGACCATGGCGCTTGTTTATGATAATGTCCGGCAGGCGATGATGCAATGCTACTACCCAATCGAATACTATTACTCCAACGACCTTCTAGCAACGTATCACCCTCATATGGTTGTAATGGAGATATTACACGTTGTTCAAACGTCTTCCCGGGTTTAATATTTTGAATTTCTTGTTGAGAACTGTTTGATGATATTCCTGGCAACATGTTTTCATTGATAGATGAATGAACCGATAATGTAGTTAGATAATACCAAGTTTCTCGCCATTGTGTATTAGTAGTTAATTCATTGAATGTTTTATATATTAATACAAATTCGCCAATTAATGGAATTTGTTTGTTAGTAATATTAGCTGGTTTTGCTGTTATTATGCGGGAATTAAAATAATCGCCGCACGTTCTAATTTTAATAGCAAACAATGAGTTTGTATTTCCTACGGATGTTGTATCCGGAGCTTTGTAGTTATAAGTATATTCATAATCAATTACTTCACCTACATCCCATTCTAATTTACGTTCTTCAGACATTATATGGTACCACCTTGAATTTTATTTTTTGTTGCATCAATAGTTTGTTTTAACGCAGCAGTTTCTTGTTCAATGTTATCCAATTCATCAGATAATTCGGATGATAACGTTTGTTCAGCAACGCGTAATAATTGTTGTTTTTCTTCGTCACTAAGTAAACCATCAGCACCAGATATCGTTTGTTTGGTTGAAATATATCGTTGAACTATTGCAGTTAATTTTACAAGATGATCATCATTTTTAACTGCAACATCTAGATATTCTTTAATTAAAGGAACAATAATAGTAGCATCAGATGCATTTTTTATTAGCGGCTGAAGTTGTGCAATAAGCTGATTAATTTGACGATCTTTTTTTTTAGAATTGTGATATACGTCGGACATTAAATCAGCAAAAGTAGTTCCTTTAAATAGTTCATCATTCTTGTCCATACGTAAAACCTTTTAAAATAAATATTAAAAAGGCAATTTTATAAAATCTGTTTGTTCATATTCTTTAAATTTTTCATCATATATTTGTTTAAGCGTTTTAACTACCCGCGTAATATTAGTTGTTTCTAAACCGGTTCGTTCTCGTATGTAGATGTACAATGCTTTTTTATTGAAATTTTCAATATTTTCTCGTGTTTCAAATATATGTAATACTGAATCTGCCACATGAATATCTGCAGAAGTTGAAAAAATATAATTTAAATTATCATAACAATATGTAACATATGCATCCATAAATTCTTGCAGAGTCTCTAGCATATCTGCATTAGAAATTTCTATAATTACGTTGCGTTGTTCATCAACATCGAGTTCAAGTGCATCGGATTTTAATTTTGTATAAGCTTTTTGATTTTCTGCAATCAAATAATTAAATGACGTGCGCGTATAATATGAATATGCTTTGCCCGCTGCTGGATTAAATTTGTCTAATCGGGCAGTTAAATATGTAACCAAATCGGTTTGCAAATCTTGAAATGAAGAATCAATATAATCAGGTTTGACTTTATTGATAATATTTTCGGTAAGTTTCATGAATGCAGGATATATAAATCTGCGATATATTTTTTCACGAACAGCACCATCTGGACTTTTATTATATCCTGCAATTGCTAGGTCTGTTATTTTAGTAAAATATGTTTTACTTGTTTTCTTGGCTCTCGGCATTGAATTCGTCCTTAAGTGTTTCAACTATTTCTTTTAACATATCAAATGTAGTTCCCACTTCATCTTCTGCAGCAAATGCTCCACGCAAATCAACACGTTTCATGTTTTCATATGCATTAACAACTTTTGTGTACATGAATTGATTGGTTACTTCTAATGATTCAATATACTTGGTTACATCATCATCTTGTTCCTGTATATCTGCAACTGCTCCGGCTAGATACCATACCCGATATGCTAAATATGCTGCTACCCCTAGTAGCATTATGTTTGTTATGATTAAAAATAACATGTTATTCCTCGTTAAATGCTTTGAATATATCCGTTAATGACTGTTCAACATCCGGATTATTCTCAGCTAGATTTTTTAAGCCCATTGATTTTTGAACACGACTTTTTTCTGCAACTGGTTTAGGAGATTCTTTGTCTTTATTTCTCCAACGTTCAAATTCAATTTGTGCTGCCATATGATCTGCATGATGCAAAATGATAGGAAGATTTGTTTTCAATTTGGCTTGTGCTGAGCGAGCAACAAAATATGGTTTATTTGCCTCATCATACATTCCATCGTGAATCTTAATTGCTTGATATTCCGTCCAAGACATTTTAACATCATATTCTTGTAGCAACCAAATTGAAAGATCCGGCACCATGGTAAACGGAATGTTTTCATTGTGACGATACATTTTGTTTTGATTTTTTCGATGCCAATCTGAAGTTTCTATTTGATATACTTCATTACCTTCGCCCGGAAATCCTACTTTGCCCAAATCATGATGCATTGCAGCAAAGCGAAGTTCTTCAATAGTATAACCAGACATATCCGCACCCATCTCACGCCAAGATTCATAAAGTTTCTCAGCACAAGCAATAACTCGAAGTACATGATCTACATATCCTCCGGCAAATGCATTATGAAAATGCGCTATTGATGATGCTGGCATCATTGCCATGCGATCTTCAAATTCATCATACATTTTATTTAATTGATCTTTACGGGTAGGAAAATAAGTATTCACTAATTCGCGATACCGTTCCCAGTTTGATTTGATTTTTTCTGCTTGTAACATAACTTATTATATTGATTTATTTTCGTATTTCCAATTGTTGTCCATTGACAAGTTTTGATACACACTTATAACATGTAATTGCTGTTGCATTTACATCGACTCGTTCGCAAATATCATCGCAATATTTGCATTGTAACTTTTTAAATCCTCTTGAAGTAGGACTACTTTTTGTATTTTTTTTCACGTTCAATTTTAAATTTATTTCGGTATGACAATATTTCTGGATTAGGACTCGTTATTTTGGTATTGCTACTTTTGAGTGGCAATACAATTTCATTGTCAGAAGCTTGAGTTGGGGCTTTAACCCTCTCGGCTTGACTCTCCTCAGTTGCTTCCGACTGCTCCGCCTGCAGAGATGATTCATCTTGTAGTTGGATGATTTTTTTATTATGTAAAATTTTATTTGCTGAAATGAGCAATATGATTGCTAAAGGATCAAATACCATTATAAGCATTAAAATCAGCCAATTAACTACGGTATCCATGCTCTTGTTAGTAATCTTTGCAATGTATTTTAATGGACCTACTTCTGCTGCAACGGTAGATGTTGTTTGCAAATTAGTAATTTTAAGATCCATTGCTGATACCGAATCGGTCATTGCTAATTCTCGTTGCATTAGTTGTTGATTTCGTTGAACGGCTACATCCAGTTGTTTTTCATAAGCCTTTCTGTTACCAGCATCTGTTTTTATAATTTGATTGCCATTTCGATCTGTATATTGAATACGATTATTAGATAATGCAGTTGTTAGATTTTCTATGTTTGCATTAACCGTTTGTTTTTCTTTGGTTATTTGATCCAATTGAATTTGAAATCGATCGCGCTTAGTTTTAACATTATCAATTATCAATTCAGAATTTTGTAAACGATATGATGTATCTTGATATGATGATGCTAAAAATCCATAGATGCCCAATGACGTAATTGCCATCAATATAACAACTGCTGTAGTTAAATAAATTTTCATTAATCCGGAAATTGTATTCCAATAACGATGCAAGTATGATGCTGTTATAAGTTTTGAAATTTCTAAAGTCGATGCTAAAATAATTACGGCCGTTGCTTGTGATGCAAATAATTTACTCAATCCGAATACGCTGTAATATGCAGCACTTGCAGCTAAACTAAATGCAGCTGCTAATACAATGTACGGAAATCGTTTTGCCATTACCCTCGGTCAATATAGTATTTTGCTGATTCTAATTTTTTTAATGCACGAGCCAAATTGTCAAGTGCAGAAGCTTTGTCAGTTTTGCCTTCGGTTAATGCTTTGCCTACTGCACGGATAATGTCATGTGCATCAGCAATATCATCAGTAATTTTAACTTTGTAGCGATAATCTGCTTTCATAATAACCTTTATAATAAATTAATAATATTATATATAAATATCTTATTCTAAAATTAATTGAGTGTTTTGACAACATTCTACATTCAACGCAATCAATGATTGTTCTTTAGCCTTAGCCTCAACCATAACATCGAGATCAGCTACACCATATGTATCCGGAAGCCGTGTAATGTAGTCAGCATGAGCCTGCTCCTTGATCTTGGTAAACTCCTTGTATTGTTTGTGAAATGTAGGCCATTTGGGCAAGTCGGCAATGTCAATGTTGTGATGTGCAAACATACGCTCAATAAGAATCTGTGCTTCGCGTCTGCGAGACTCACTGTAATGAGTACATTGAGTAACACCATGACGTTGCCATGTTTCGCGAGCCATGAAGAATGCTTCTTGTTCGGATATGTCACCAGTATTGAATGTGTGATGCCAATAATCAAACGTAATAGGTATAGCAATTTCTGCATGCAACATGGAATACAATTCGCGCACGGAATACATGGAGGCCTTGTCATCATTCTCAATAACTAAACGTGCCTTGCAAGAATCTGAAAGACGATCATAGTTATGCAACCACCGTGCAATGGTGCCGGGCTTGTCGTTGTAAGTAGCACCAACATGAATATTGATCTTGTTCTCAAAGCTAGGAGCAAAGCCCATCATATCAAAGAGCTCAGAATGTCGTTCAAGACCAATGATGCTATTATCTACAACTACGGCATCGGGACTACCTAGGATATGAAACGGACCAGGATGCGTTGTAATGCGATGGCCATGCGCACGAGCAAAGTCACCTGCGGCACGAAGATGCTGTGCAATAAGATCGATATTGGGCAAATCGGCAAGCTCGTAATGATTCCAACGAGGAAAGAGCTCAGAGCCTAAACGAAACAAACGAATGCCGCGCGTCTCATTCCATTGCAGAATAGTTAACAAATCGCGGGCATTGGCAAGTGCAATGTCGGATGCTAACTGCAAACCACCCAATTTAAATTTGCGATCAATCATGGCACGACCGGTACGAATACCTTGGGCGGATAATTCCATGTTGATACAGGCATAACCATAACGTATCATATATGTTTTATTTTATATTATGTAAAAAAAATAAAAAATCCAAATTTCATTATTTTTTTTTTGTATGATATTTATTATTGTTAACAAGAACATATTTATTAGAAATCCATAAAAGAAACAAAAACAAATGAAAAATATTTTATCAGAAAACATGTTGCGTTTCGGAACCAAGAATTTATCCGAAGCTGCACAACAAGAATTGGTTGTCAAATCAATCATGGAAACCATTGATCATCATGGATTGCATGGCGCCGTTAGACGAAGGCTGATGGAACAGACTGTTCCTGGGGATGTAACAACGTACGTTGAAAACTACCGTAAGGCCGTTATAGCAGCTTTTCCGAATACGTTTCAAGATGTACCGGGAAAAACCGATAACAACGGATACATACCGTTTCCCGGAAATAACCCTCAAGAATACATATATGTTTATACAAATGGAGCAGTAACATTGCCTAACGATAAATTAAAATTATTGAAACAGCTACAGACTGTGCACGATAATGTTGTATTAAATGGCGTTAGCGATAACAACCCAAAATTACGTACGGCTATTGCTAATCTTACGAAAACCGCTTACGCACCCGAAACGGCGCAAGGAATAGCATTAAAATCATTTGATCAAAACAAGATTATAGATATGAACCAAGCATTTTTGACTTATAAAGCATTTTTGGAAAAGCAAAACCCATCAGGTGCACCAACAAAAAATTAATTTATAAATTTAATACAACCATAAAGGAATATACCCAAATGAAAAATTTACTTTCAGAAAACATGCTGCGGTTTGGAACCAAAAATTTATCCGAAGCTGCACAAAGAGAATTAGTTCTCAAATCAATCATAGAAACTATCAATGAGCATGGTTTACACAACGAAATTCGCAGTCGATTAACGGAAGCACAATCAACATACGAAGGTAGTATGGATTCGTTATATCAAGGTCTCGTAAATGCACTTAATAAACCGCTAAAGACACATCAAACAGCAGACCCAAAAGATACTAAATATCTAAGCGTAGATAGAAAAAGTTTCAAAGTATGGGCTTGGGGCAAAAAAGGTATCGGAAAACCTGCGGACCCTAATATGCAAGGCATAACTGATGCAGAATATTATCTTATATTAGGGCCTCAAGGTTCAAAATCTCCACTAGACGAGTCGATAACATATTTAAGTACATTAATGAGTAACTACATGGGCGGGGTGACGGGTCCACAAAGGGTAGGGCAGAAATTAACCGAATTTTTAAAGAATTTTGGTTTAAAACACCCAAAAATTACTCCATCGGTTGGTTTGCCTGTTATTACTGCTTGGGTAAAAACTTATGAAACGGTGCCACCACCAAGTAAAGCAGGAAAAAAACCTTAATTTTTTTTAAGTTTTAGAATATACGCAGAAAAAGCTCCAACTCGGAGCTTTTTTTGTGTTCAATTAATTTCAATATGTTTTAATTATATCAAAATCAATCCATTTTTGGTATTCCGCTAAATCATCAATAAACCAATACCAAGTAACTGATTGATGCCCTGTCATTTCAATCAATAAACCATTATCCCATGCATCTAAGAATTTAACCTGCAACGTGTTGTTGTTTTTCGAAACTGAAATGGGTGTTTTATACGCGACTTCATTGTCTTCAAATTTTGTTAAATGATTGTTGTTTAAATCTAAAACATACAAAGTATTAACTTTTTGAGGAGATATTTCGCTTAGCAAAGGATCCTTAAAAACTTCAGAAACGGTTTGTGTACTATATCCGTAAAATGATTGAACTTTATTGACTTGAATTTTTATTATTTGTGACTGAATATTTGTAACAAATAAAATAGCAATGATTAATAAACGTTTCATAACTTTAATTTTTTAATTGGTTAATTATATTACAATAATATAAAATATATATTATATTTCCAACCATATTATTTACATTTACGACATATTTATTTATATGATACAAACGATAACATATAACGAAGTATTACGAGAAGCTGTTTTAGAAAAAATTATCGAACAAAAGAAAAATTCTAAAAAACCAATACGTCCCGGAAAATACGTTTTACCAGATCAGCCACCGCGTACAAATTATGCATTTACAAACAATAATTGGTACTATATATATTACGAACGAATTAAAAACCCAGGGGAGGCGTATACTACGTGGACGCAAATTGTCAAACAAGTTGACGACAAACGCCTAATAAAAAAATTAAATCGTCAAGCAAAACATGTAGATTCATTTATAGGCATGGAAGATGAAGAAATTGTACAAAAATCAAAAGCACCTTCAGGTACATATATTGATCCCAAAACCGGCGAAGAAACATTTGTAGCAACATTCAACGCACCGGAGGTGACGGTAACACGAATGGATCCATTGAAAGCAGCCAAAGCTATTTACAGATCCAAAGGTCGCATTTGGGATGATGAACAAGCAGCAATTGCATGGATGTCTAACGTTGCAAATAGTCAAGAATATTGGAGAATTAACAAAGCATTCATGGATAAAGTTGATCCAAAGTCCCGTACGTTAGTTGAATATTTTAGATCATATATGTCAATAGCCGATCGATGTAGACTTGCATGGCATTTATTTCATAGTTTACAAAAATCAGATCACCCTACCGTATTAAAAAAATTGGTTACATATGGTGAAATAAAAAAAGTTGCATTTTGGGTATATAACAATTATCCAAATTCGGTTAGCGATCAACATGGCCGGGGAGATGACTACATAAAAGATTTTAAAAATATTGATATATCAAATCTATCAACCGAAACCGAAAAAAAGATAATGAATTTAACTTGGCCTGGAGGAAGTGGTGTTGGCAACATTGGCGGCGGCATTGGCGGTCCGGGATTTCCAACGGGTGCAGTAAACTTAAAACCAGATATATACACAACACGTATAAATCAAAGCTTAAAAAGATGGACGCCAGAAGCTGCCAAAATGGTTTGGTTGTATTTGCATGATCCAGCTTTGTATCTAAATGAATTTAAAGACGATTTCGAATCATATGATTTTCGAGATTTTATGTCGCAAGCGGGAGCTGTAGTTGGGGCATCAACGTATTGGACGTGGGACGAGACAATACAATATTTTAGAGAACTTGCATATTCTCCTGCAGGTATAACTGCCACCGTTGTGTTAGAAGTATTTCCAGCAACGGTCTGGATACCTAAGATAGTTTTTGGATTATTATTAGCAGATGATTTGTGGAAATTTTATTCGGGTACCAATGACGAAGAAACCGTAATGAATTTAATATTTGATGTATTAGGTTTATTTCATGCACCAATAATTGCGGGCTTACGTAAATATCTAAAACCTTTATTGAGTGGACTTATTGGCATCGTTGGCCGTGGATTTAAAATGACAGCTGCCGGTGTTAAGTATTTAGTGCAATTTATGCAACGTGCAGCAAAACCTGTAATTCAAGCTTTAGAAAAGCTAGGAGGCGGTAAATTATTATCAAAAATTGTCCAAACGTTTAAATCAGCATTGCGGTTAATTAAAGACACAATAAAAGATATTCCGTTCCTAAAATCTGCGGCCGCATACATAGACAAAGCACTTGCAACTATTGAATTATATTGGGTAGCTATGATTAAACCATTTTTAGAAACATTGAGCAACGTAATAAAAATGGTATTGCGATTTCCCGGTCAGGCTGTTGAATTTATCATGTCAAAATTAGGATTTTCTTCTGAATCATTAGCAACAAAAGGTGCTAAAGCTGGGGTTAAAACTTTACCTGTTGCAGCAGGCTTAGCTTGGACATTAGAGCATTATGCTGAATGGAAAGCTGAATATGATTTTGAAAAACACACCGAAGCTCAACAGGAAGCTTATTTGTCAGCTCATACCAAATTATTATCAGAACATGTTGTTGGAATTCCAAATGTTGATAGTTTACAATCATGGACATATGATGCCAACGTTGGAGAATTAAAAGAATTCGGTTTTTGGAATAATTATGAAGCACAAATGTCAGATATTAATGGCATGATGATACCAATGGAAATGGTGCTATATGATACAATACAAGCCCAAGATGATAAAGGCCAATGGGGAACATATGTAAAAGTTAGGATGCCACTGGATAAAGATGCAATCGAAATAGCAGACGTATACGTCTTAAGATCAGAAATGCATCAATTTAATAAAAACCCATTAACAAAATTAAAAAAAGGAAATATAAATGAATTCTCAAAAAAAATTAGATTTGCTAATTGAACAGGCATTATTAAAGCTAAATCCTAATAAAAAATTTATAATTAGCGAACAAGATCCTACTTCATATGGAGGTTTTACATTTACGCCTAGCACGGAAACAAATACTGGTAAAACTAACAAACCAAAAAAATTAAAAGTTAAACAACCAAAAAAAGAACCTGTTGATTCATCAAAAACAAAATCTTCATCAACGGAATGGACGCCGCCAACCAAAGATTCAACGGTTGCAGAAAAAGCTTTTGCAGAAAAAGTTAAAAAATATTATGATGCCAACGATCCGGAACATGACGATGCATGGAATGGTACCATGGTGTATATAGCATTAGCCGGTGGTGCTGCATTGTTACTTCGTAAAGGATATGTAAGATATAAATCAAGAATAGATCCAAACTACCTAAGATCTGGAGAACGGTGGAATAGAAGCTTCGGAAAACCGTTTTGGCCCGGGTGGGCTCGATGGTTTGTTGGACAAAGCCGACGAAACATTGAAGAATTAAGAGAATTTATAGTGATAGAACGAGAACGCGGCAACATAACAGTAGCAGAAGCAGAAATGCTTTTACGGGAGTTACGAAATGCCGAAGATTTTATAGGTGCTTCTGAAACATTTAATGCAAATCTCAATAAAGTAAAATCCGGCAAGATGACGATGAAAGACTTAATAGCAGAGCTACCAAAAGCATATAAACGTAATCCCGTTTTTACGAATGCTTTAAAAGCATATGATAATGAAGTTTTATCAATGTATAGACCAGGCGGAATGCGAGTCATGCGAAATCCACGTGGCGAATTAGCAAAAAAAGCCATGGGATATTCGCAAACATATCGAGAGTTACAGGAATTTAATGTAGACTGGCCAGCATTTCAAGAAATGCATGGAACTAAATATGAATTACCTTCGGGCCCGAAGGAAAGCTTGAAATCCAAGGTGCAGCGGAGTAACGTACTGCGATCAGCAATAAACAATGGAGATTTAATACCATTAACTGACAACGCTTTAAGTAAAATACCCGGAGAAGGTAAAATACTTGCACCCGATGGGAAATTAGTCTCTAGAGGTGTTGAAATGCCAGCAGTAACAGTTTCGCCAACCATTCGAAATGCATCAACATTGACAACGACGGAACTTACAATCAACAATCAACTGGCAGTTAAATTTCATCTGAATATTGAAGGTGGTACTTATAGTGTAGGAAAGGCTGCCATAAGAACGTTTTTATCAAGTGAAAGAATGACTACTCTTGCTGGAGAGGCATATACACCTAGAGAAATAAATACTATTATAAAAAACATACAAGATGCTAAAAACGGTATCACATTACCGAAAAGTTATACTACTGGCACAGTACCTAGTATGGGAGAATGGTCAACAGACATGAAAAATATGCAGCTTAAAAATAGATATATTAATGCCGATTTAAGAAAACGACAAATTGCATACGCAGAACTATATAAAGCAGCAAGACGTTGATTTATTTATTTTTTAATAAATCCGTTTAAGAAATTTCGTTGCCGTTGAATTGCCGTATCGAGTTCAGAACAGTTTCGTTTTTTTGCATCTCTCGTAATATTTCCATTAGCGCTAGATTTAGCAACATGCTTTGTCGCATTGTTAACTCGGGTTGTTTTAGTTGATTTAGAATCTGCAGAAGATATTCGTTTGCTAGTTGCAAGCTTGCTTCCGCTTTCAATTTCTGTCCTTCGGGTGTCTGTAAAAAGCTCTGTATATGTGCTTGTATGTCCGGTTTGAATGCGTCTCTTGATTTCATCTTGTCCAATGGACCTTGTTTCGTCGACATCAATGCATCCCGTTGTATACGCTGTTTTATGCCCTCTGATCGAAACGCCGCACGGATAGCGCGTATTATGCGATTCAACCATGTACTGAATGCCCCAATTGGTTTCTTTAGTTGTTTTAACATAACCATATTTTTTTGCACCTAACCAAGTAAAAAATACTGCATCTGCAGATTTGAATTGTGGTCGTGAAAACTGTTTGATGATAGCATCTGGTGCTTGTTGTTTTTTTGCCATTAATTAAGACACATTGAATTTACGTAACTGATAATGCGAAAAATGCGAATATAACGTGTTGTTTTGTCTTTGCGAAATATTTTTTCTGTTGCCAAATCTCGTTGCAATATGTAACCTGATTCTACAAATTTATAAGTTACGTGTCGAACGGCGCGCAAACTATTTGATTCAATCATGATGTTGCGATCATCAATCATTACGTCAACAAACTCTGAATTTTCAGATGCCGGCATTGGTGATACAATCTCAGGCGTGTTAACATGTATAGTTTCTTGATATTGTTCCAGAGTTTGTTGAACATCGAAAAAAAATGCAGACAAGTCCATGCTTCTAGTTTGCTTAGATGTTGAATCAAACATATCAAACATGTTTTTTACGCGTTCTGATACGTGCATTGTCATGACAGCTAGATACTCAGCTTTGCCTATGAAAATTCTATCAAATATTGTTTGCATCATGTTCCTTTTTTTTGTTTGACGGTAAATAAATGCTCAATTTCGCGAATCGGTAGTTGTTTGATTATGCATATTTTATCACGAGCTTCTGCTACGGTATGTGCTGTTACAATACCAATTGGTTCTTGCTTTGAATCTGATTTAAAATAATATACATAAGTTTTCATCTACACTTATAAATATAAACCTAATTCATATCCACGCATTGCACAATGCAATGCATCAGCAAGAGTTTGATTTAATTTTCCAATTTCATGTTTACGCAAATTAAATGATCTGCCTTTAATATCAATAGTAAATGCATCATGTTTGTTAACTTTATTAGCATAAACTGTATCTGATGTTGTGTTAACAGCTTTTGAATATGCAATTAGATCTTTATAACGCATTGCAATTTTTTGATTGCAAACAATTAAATGCCCAATCAAACATTCCATTGGTTCTGATTTAAAGTTTTTTTCGGATATTTTTGATTCAATTTCAAAATCTATGTTAGCCCACGTTTCGCCATAACGGGCAATAAATTTGTCGGAAATAGCCCATGGCTGATTAATACTGTTTGTCATATGTTTTATTGTAATTTAAAAATTAGTACTGTATATACGTCTCGAGAATAATTGCATCTCACGTTAACAAATTGATAGCGTTCAATCAACATGTCCATCACCAATCCGGGATGTACGTAAAAAAAACCATCATGATGATGTGTATTGATTGGATTCATTAAATTGAATGAAACTACCTGTGTTGATAAATTATATAATGTATCAATGTCATCAAACAATTTACGCAAATCATCATCTTCAGTTTCACAACGACGTTGCGTAAATACCCCAGATGCAACCACCCATTCGTGTTTATTTAATTTAGCAGTTTCAAATGCACCCACATTAACTGTGTCTAAGCCCCATTTTTGTTCGCCTAACTGCGTCATTATGGGATTATGGTCTATGGCACTATACAATACCACGTCATTGTTTAACGCAGCCAAATCGCGGGCTATGCCATATAAATCACATCGGCCACAACCTATGTCTAGCAAAGAACCGCCTGCAAATCCTACTAACAAATTTTGCATTAAAAATCGTTGTTCTGCAGTTGTATTATATCCTACTGGTATTGGACTATACATCATGTAATCTGCATCCGTTGGTTGTAATGCATCCCATCGCAACATATCTGAATCAGTGCCAGTTAAGTTGTTCAGAATAGTTTCATTTAATTGTTTAGCGTCCATGTATTCTGTTTGCAATTCGTTCTTGATTTTGTTGTTTCTTTTGATCTGAAATCATTTGTTTTAATGGATGAGTTCGGTTAATGCTTTGTTCTACTTGCACAAATTGCGATATCATATGCCAGGCTGCAATTTCCGTATCACAGCCTGGTACCATAAACGTTTCATTTAAACTAATATCATCATGAACAATATAATATTCACCATCATTATCCATCATAGCAACACTACCAGGATATCGTTTTTGAACTCGTTTTTTTAAACTTTCTAAATTCATTCATTATGATTTAGTGATTGGTAATGCTTCATCTGCTAGCAATTGTTTATATGGAATGGTAGTTTTAATCATTCCAGTATCACAAAGCATTGCAGTTAAATGTTTATTGAGATATGTATCATGTTTTGAGTTTGTGGTAATCATACACATTGCTGATCTAGTTTCTAATAACACGTCAAATACAACGGCCTTATTAACTACATATCGATCTAAAACTACTCCTACTCGATTTACCCCATCTTGAGTAACAACTACAGTGTCTCCTGCTTTATATGTTGCCATTAGTCGATAATTTTAATGATTTTACTTGCTGAAACTGATTTAACTTCAAAGTCAAATGTATATCCTTTAAAATCGTCAACAACTTTAGCTTCTGCTTCTGTTACTGAAAGTGCTTCTATTAGATACGTTTCGGTGCTTCGCTTTTCTTTTGGTCCTTTTGGGGTGTCAACTGTGTCAATCAATTGAACTTTTGCTGTGTAATACGACATTTTTTTGTTTTTAATGGTTTATAACTTATTAATAATATAATAAAATAGATTTAATTATCCAAATTTATTGTTTATCTAAAAATTTTTGAAAACGTTTTTGTTTTTTGTGCATTTCAAAAGATTTAGCAATTTGTTTGTCAGTTAGTTTGAAATTTACATGCAAATTATCTAAAATATCTGCAATCAAACGTTGTTTTTCGCTTGAAGTTTGTTGTTTTTTTGATATCGCATCAATTAATTGTTCTAAATGTGCAACATATTGCTTAGGTAAGTGTTTAAGCATCCTAGAATCTTTTACATGTACGGAAGATTTTGTAGTTTTGCGTTTAGATTCTGCAATAGTTTGTGTTGTTAACAAACGTTTTGTAATTGTTGCAGATTCTTTTAATAAATCGCCATAACGTACAACCCAAGCAACTTCCGGTGCTGGCGGTGTAGCCCCTCCTGCTGCAGGAGTTCCAGACGCTTCCGAGCCTTTTTCCACAGTTTTTTTATCTTCTGCACCAAATCCTTTAATATCTTCTAATGATAATTGCAATTCGATTGTATATGAATTATCACGGCCCCAACCGGTATAAGGAACAATTTTAATAAATTCATCTCGTAATAATCGAAGTAATATTTGCGTCGTTAAATTCAAATCTTTCCCACTGCGCATAATAAATTCTCGAATTCCAATATCTGAAATTGAATAAATAATACCCATAGTTTTAGAACCATATGCATCAAATTTACCTAAGAATTTTTTTTCTGCTGGGGTAAATGGGGAATCTCCCGCGTCTGTTTTTGCATTATCTGTTTCTAAAGGTACTGCTTTAGGAGAAGCTTGTTCTTGAATAATATTCGATAAAAATTGTATTGCAATATGTTGAAGAATTTCACTCATTGTAATATATTATTCACCTTTAGATTCGGATAATTGAGTTGATCGATATTTACTTGCAAGCTTTTTAACTTCGTTAATTGCTTTACGTGCTCTAACTCCTGCTGCTTTTACTCCTTTGTCAGAAAAACGCTCATGATTTTCTTTGAATGCAATCCAGTGTTGCTCAATCTGATCAAAAATTTCTTGTGATGTCATGTTAACCTTTTTTATTTTATTATAAATATCATTTCAAACAAAACGATCCATTAATGTATGTATATTTTCGTTTTGTACTTTTAATTTTTCATAGTCTGATAACAATATCATTATATCATCACCATCTTGCCAAATTTGCATGATGTGATTGCGATTAATAAATCGTAACCTAGGTTCAATGTTATCTTGTTTGCGATGTACCTCTATTACCGTTATAGCTATGAACTCCGTACGTTGTTGCATTAGTCACCAGTCCATTCTGCACCACCCATATATCCTGGATTTCTGCTTGGTTTTGTTTCGCCACCAATTCCACCTACATATGGTGTTGTAGAAATGGCCATTCGTTGCGTTTCAACGTTTAATTTCATCATATTTGCGGCATTATCTCGTGCATACTGCATAAGTGCCATTTTTAATGCTTCTGGTTCTGAAGATGATGCACCTATTTTTTTAACAATAAAGTCTTGAAGTTGTTTAGTATTTTTAAAACGAACCTCATCAAATATAATATCAAAAATACCGCGCGCATACATTAAAGCACTTTTATCAACTGACCGTGCATAATCGGCTGTATATCTACTTATATCAATGCGATTAGTAATTGCATCTGGTATCTGCATCCAATCTGTTTCTGCATATTCATCTGCAAAATCCGGACCCATATCATCATCTACAGTAGATAATAATTCTTCGCGTTGTTGTATGGTTAAACGTTTCCAAATTTCAGCTTCGTTATATTCGCGAAGAATAAGCCGTGCTCTATATAATTCTTCTTTAAGAATTTGTATG